ATGAATTAAAGTAAAGGGAAAAACGCTAAGTGACTTACATTCAGTTAGCGGGACTCCTACCCTATGTCCCTATAGACTGGGTTTAATTGCTAGACATGTTTTCTCTCTATCTACAGGAAAAACCCTAATGAATCTGTTTTCACATCTCCCAAAAATAGTCCCGCAGAAAATTTTTTGTAGAAAAGGTCGATAGGTGCTTTACTTTAATTCGGATCTGGGGTATAATTCTTACATGATGAACGAAAAGGAACTGATGATGACACGTACTGAAGAACAAGAAGCTATCGATGCCAAATACAACGAACTGTGCTCTGCCCTAACTGCTTTTGACTACAAGTTGAGAGAGTTGGCTCGTATGGTAGATCTGGATGATATCAAGGACATCTACCTTAAATCACTACCCTTGCACGACCTCCTAGACGAGATCGATGAAGTACTGGAGAAGTAATATGAAACAAATCTACGAAATTCGCTCGATGTTTAAAGATCCTGTACTAGACCAAATTGTCGTGTGGGGTTCCTATGATACTGAGAAGCAAGCAAGGCGAGCATTAGTGGATCTCTCCACTCGTAACTACGCAAATGCTAACGAGATTCGTTCGCTTGGCCTAGAGTTGGTTCAGTACATACCTTTTGCGCTGGATCGCATTTCCGCTTTAGATATGGAGCTAGTATGAGTGATGCAGTATTTTACGGTTTTCTCTTGGCTGTGATGTTTTTGTTATTTGGACATCCCATTATTGCATTGATTGTTTTTCTCTTGGCGATACTATGAAACAAATTATTTTTGGTGGTAGAGTGATGGATGGTTACTACATCGAATTCAAGAACGATAAAGTAAAGGTCATATCAACTAAACAAACTGGCATTAAAGAGATGTCCCTGCCCATGAGTGGTAGTTCTAAGTATCCTGGTTTAGTCTTTACTGTTGGTTCTGATAAGATCAGAGCAGATATTCATCGGGTTATAGCTGAGAATTTAATTCCTTTCCCCAGACCAAAGTGTATACCTAAATCAAAGTGGGATTCTACTTCAAATTTGGTGAAGGATCATATCAAGTCTCTTTACTTTGTTAACCATATCGATCATGACAAGTATAACTTTCATCCTACAAATCTAGAGTGGGTCACTAGCAAGGGTAATGCTAATGCGTATCAGAAGCATAAAAAAGGAATTACAAAATGAGTCTTGATGTTGATTTAATGGTGATGCAACCTACCTCTGTATACAGTAGGAACATCACACACAATTTGGCTATAATGGCCAGTGAGGTTGATATATCTTACATGGCTGGAACAGTGACTTTGTATACTGTTCTTTGGCGACCAGAAGAACTTCAGTTTACCCGAGCACGAGAAATCGCAGAGTTACTGGATGAAGGGTGGAATATCCTACTCTCTGATCCAGAGTATTATAAAACATTTGACCCAGAGAATGGTTGGGGTTCGTATGAAGGATTGGTTGACTTTGTTTATACGTATCGTAACGCATGCAGGGAAAATCCCGATGCAGAATTGAGGATATCAAGATGAAGAAAATTTATAAATCTCGCTACGTAAATGCGCTTAAGAAAGCAGCGAAAATCAATCGCTACCTAAAGAAGGGATACCATGTGTTTCATGGTGGTAGCCTAGTTGTAGGTGGTAAGTTTATACTCCGAGGTGATGAGTTACTCTTCAAGAGTAGCGATACCTACTACACTGTGTACTATCAAAATAGCCCAGACTGGGATCATGGTTACTGGACTAACATAGATATATGGAACAAACAATTTACTGATTCATTTGAAGTTTATCAACCAAGTGCAAAGGTCACGCTATGTTAGAAATTTTTATTCCCGTTCTAGTTATCTGTATGAATGGTAAATGTGAATTCATGCAAGCGCATGTTCACTACACCACCGAAGATGCTTGTAGACAACAAGTTGATGTTCAAATACAACATATGCAAGGATTGGCCAACCAGGGAGGAAAAGAGATTACCATCATTGAAGGTACTTGTATAACTGCTAAGGTTAAACCCATAAAAGGAATTGAGGCATGATATGTTTAGACATGATACTGTAATGGCTGTTCGTGAGATGCTTGAGCGACACTGGGATGTGTATGAGATTGCATCTAAGCTGAAACTTGACATTTCTCTGGTTCAAGCTATAATTGACTTATTGACATGAAGAAAACGATTTGGAAAATTCGTCTCCGACCAGATGGTGAATGGGAGAATGTCTACTGTGGTGAAGAACCAACAACTGTCACCGATCCTAAAAAGATTGCAATGCTCGAGGAAGTTAAACGTCTCGAGGAATTCAAAGAATACCTGATTGAACAAGCACTTGAGATTAAAGGTTTTGCAGAAGCAAACGAAGTGATATCTCGAATCAAAAATAAAACTTGACTTTTATCTTACTTTGGAGTATAATTATATTATGACTAATGATGAACTAATTGCAATATCCAATGGCGTTGATACTTACATGTCAACACTCATGCATGTATATGAAATAACTCCACTATCACTAACAGCAATTTTGCTGGCACGTTGCATGGTTTTAAACAAACAAACAGGATCGGTTGAGGACTTCCTAAAATTGGTCAACACAATTGTTCAGGATCCTCCGATGGAAATACAGAGAAAGGTACACTAATGAGAATCGCAATATGTTCGGATGTCCATTTGGAATTCGGACCAATTACACTGCAGAATGATAATGGGGCTGACGTGCTTGTGCTGTCGGGTGACATCTGCACAGCCAAAGATCTTGAAGTTACAGACAGTATCCTGTCCAGTGCCAAGACCGATCGCTTTATGGAATTCTTTGGTACTTGCAGCAAGAACTTCCCGCATGTGGTTTACGTCATGGGTAATCATGAGCACTATCATGGTGACTACGCTACTTCAATTCATACTCTAAAAGCAGCATTGAAGTCATACGAAAACATCCATGTTCTTGACAAAGAATTCTGGGATCATGGTGATTATCGTTTCATGGGTGGTACACTATGGACTGACATGAATGGTGAAGATGAACGAACCATGAGTTATGTTCATGATCGTATGAATGACTTCCGTATCTGTGCGAATAGCAATCGGGTTGTGAACTACAGATCGTTTGAAGAAGGTAAAGCAAAGTTTCATGAGCGACCAGCTAAACTTAGTCCACAAGATGCTCTTGAAGACCACAAAGCAATGATGCGTTTCCTTGAGGATACTTACAAGGATACACCTCCATGGATGAATGTCATTGTTTGCGGTCATCATGCTCCAAGCAAACTTTCTGAGCATCCTCGTTACAAGAGTGAGTACCTGATGAATGGTGCTTACAATTCTAACTTGGATCAGTTTATCTTGGATCATCCAGGTATTAAACTTTGGACTCATGGTCACACTCATGAAGATTTTGACTACATGATTGGCAGTACTCGTATTGTTTGTAATCCTCGTGGTTACATCGATTACGAAGAACGTGCAGATCGCTTTATGCTTAAGACTGTTGAAGTATGAGTGAGTATCGCCCAGATAAATGGTTAGTCGTTAAGATTACTGGAAAGGATACTCCACCAGTCCATAAAGTTTTTGCTTGCTGGTATGGTGGTTATCTTGGTTCAGATTCTTGGAAACTAAACAGTGGCATTACCAAGGCTACTCTTGAAGGATATGTTTATTCCTTTGAGGGTAGTTCTGGTTCTGTATATGAATGTCATAAAGATTATTATGGCACAAACGGCTATGGTGCAGATGTTCTTTCTAACATTATTGCCAGGGCTGGAATGAATGGCGTTACTATTGAACTTATGCCCGAAAATACTAACTGGATGGAGATAAACTATGAGTGAACCTACACACTGGACACTTACGCTTGAAGAAGCAGACGATGGCAGTGGAGACTTAGTTCTTCCATTGACTGATGAAATTATGGCATCCGCTGGTTGGAAAACTGGCGATACCTTAATCTGGACCGATCTACACAATGGATCATGGTCTCTTAAAAAGAAAGATGTCGATGATGGAACCGAATCAGTGTGAGTATGCTGAGACCGCACTTGAGCATTACATGATGAAGTGTTATTCTCTTGAAGAAGAGAACCATCTCTTAAAGAAACAAATCGAGAAACTACTACAATTATTGGAGGGAACTGAACATGCCTAAGTTTACATTTATTGCAGAACATGAAAGTGGTCAGAAAGTAACTTACGAGTGCCAACATGATTTTATTGATCATGTGCTTGAAGATTTTAATTTGTTTCTTCGTGGAACAGGTTTCTATCCACAGGGTGATCGTCTAGAGTATGTCTCTGATGACTTTGGAAACTATGAAGAAGACTATGAAGAACTTCATGATGAACATTCAGAACACTACTGGGATACTGAACGAAATAAATCAGTTGAATCCCTTGATGAGTGGACACGAACAATTCGAGGAGAACATGAATGAGTAAAGTATTCACTGATGTTTCAGTGTTTCTCAATGCATGTGGTCAACACACACCGCATCAACCAGATCCAAAGGTTTCTGACCTTGCCGAACTCTACAAGAAACTCATCAAAGAAGAAGTAGAAGAATTCTGGGAAGCAGAAGCTACAAGTGATGATGCTGAACAGCTTGATGCATGTTTCGATATGATCTGGGTTATCGTTGGATACATGAAGGCACGTGGTTGGGATTGTTCTGCTGCATGGGATGAAGGTGCAAAGTCTAATCTTTCAAAAATTGACCCTACTACTGGTATGGTTATTCGTCGTGAAGACGGCAAAATCCTTAAACCAGAGGGCTGGAAGCCACCAGACTTTACCAAATTTATCGCTTGACTTTAATTCAGTTTTGAGGTATAATTATATTATGAAAAACGATATTACACTCTACTTAGACATGGATGGTGTGCTTTGCAATTTTGACAAAGCGTACAAATCCCTACGCACTCATGCTGAAGATGGAAACCGATTCCGTGCAGCTGTCATGGAATTCAATATTTTTGAAGAACTTGAATTCATGCCAGATACCATGGAGTTGATGAACTACGTAACGAAACTTGATGGAGTTAACATTGAGATTCTTACTTCAGTAGGAACATTCGATGAAGTCCGAGGAAATGCAGCTAAACGCCAAAAGAACAAATGGCTTGACAGCAGAAACTTTCCTTACAAACCAAACTTCGTTCGTACGAAATCTGAAAAAGCTAACTACGCTACACCAAATAGCATCTTGATTGATGACTCGATTGGTTGCATTGAACCATTCAACGCCAGTGGTGGTCATGGTATTCTACATACAAATTCCACACATACTGTTCAAATACTACATGATGTCATTCGTGGTATTCGTGGATTGAACATGCTGAAATTTGGTTATGACTCAATGGGAACTTATGCTTGATATTTTTGCACCAACTTTACAATGGATACGTGATGACTACTCTTCTAATCGTATTCGCTTTGTTGCCGAGTTTCTTGCTTGGATTATTAGTATTGGGTGTAGCATTACAATGGCATCTACCGTACCAAATCCTCCCCTCTTGGCTCTTTATCCTGTGTGGATTACTGGCTGTGCTATCTATGCTTGGGCTAGTTATACTAGGAAATCTTTTGGCATGCTTGCTAACTACTTACTACTAGTAAGTATTGATTGTTTTGGATTGTGGAGAATGTTATGAGTCAAGTTTTAACAACAAACACTTATTACGGTGCTGTTCCACCAGCACCTATACCTGTTCCACCCCAACCTGCTCCATCTATTACGATGCCTGAGCCGATCAGTTATGAATTTCAGGTAGTTGAGTTTATTGACAAAAATAAAATTATCAAAGTTGCATTGCAAGTTAAACGTAACACGCATGATCAATATGGTAATATTAAAATCCATGGAACTTGGCAAGATGTACCACGTGTAAAGGTTGAAGAACTATGAATATCTTTTATCTACATAATGACCCACGCACTTGTGCAGAAATGCATGTCGATAAACACTGCATAAAGATGATCCTCGAATATGCTCAATTACTTTCTACTGCTCATCGTGTTCTTGATGGTATTCAAATTGTTGGTTTATCTAAATCTGGAAGAAAACAGACACGGTATGAACTTTCTGACAATCGTGATGGCATATTGTATAGTGCTACTCATATCAATCACCCTTCCGCTGTTTGGGTAAGAAAAACAGTTCAGAATTATATGTGGCTCGCTGAATTGCTCGAGATGCTTTGCAGTGAATACACGTATCGTTATGGTCGTGTTCATAAAGTTGAAGATACTGGTTTGATGCAGTTGCTAAAGAATGAATTCCCAAAGAATATCCCTACAGGTAACTTTACTGAGCCAACCCCAGCCATGCCTGACAACTACAAAGTAGCAGGTGATTCTATTCAGTCTTACAAAAATTATTACCTTGGTGACAAAACTCGCATGTTCTCTTGGAAAAATCGTCAACAACCAAGTTGGATTCAATGAAGATAATTTCATACTATACTGCACTATATGAACCAGAAGCAGCAAATCTTATAAAGTCTCTTAATAAGTTTCCAGATATTAAGTATGAAGTAGAACAGCGAGAAGAAAGTGGTAACTGGGAACGTAACACTCATTATAAAGCAATATACATAAAAGAGAAACTTACTGAACCAGTTATCTGGACAGATGCTGATTCTGTTTTAAGGCAGTATCCTGTATTATTTGAAACGATAGATTGTGATTTTGCTGCTCACTGGTTTAAAGATGATGAACTAATTTCTGCAACAACCTACTGGAATAATACTCCAAAGGCGCATGAACTACTTGATAGTTGGGTTAGACTAAATCGTTTGTTTCCTGAAAATTGGGATCAGGTTAATCTGCAAAATGCACTTAATGGTATTGATGATATTTCAGTCTATCGATTACCACCAGAATATAATTGTATATTTGATTTAAGTCGAGAATACTACGGTGAACTAAAACCTGTGTTTGAACACTTCCAAGCAAGTCGTAAGTACAAAGCCAGACTAAATAGAGTGTAAGGAGATATTATGCCAACATATTTGTTTAGAAATACTGATACAGGTGAAGTGTTTGAAAAGATCATGAAGATATCCGAACTTGATCAATACAAAGAAGCAAACCCCACTCACGAAAGATATTACGATGGAGTAGCACCAGCGTTTGCTGGAGACCACATAACAATCAAGAAGGACACGGGATTCAAGGAGGTTCTACAAAGAGTCCATGAGAAAACACCAGGAAGCCAATTAAATAGACTATCATCGCAACTATAAGAAAGAGAAACTAATGGCAACTCGTTCAGCTAAAAAAGTAGTAGAAATAAATTATGATGAACGTGAGACTAAACCAGTGTCTTCTAATCAACTAAAATTAAGATTAGATAATTTAAGAACTTTCCAACCACTAACAGAAAACCAAAAATTATTCTTTGATGCGTATAAACAAGGTGATTACTTTGTAGCATTACATGGTGTAGCTGGTACTGGTAAAACCTTTATTGCACTTTATAAAGCAATAGAAGAAGTACTGGATAAATCAAATCCTTTTAATAAAATTATTGTTGTTCGTTCAGCAGTGCAAGGTCGTGAGATTGGTCACCTTCCAGGTGATGTAAACGAAAAGATGGAAATCTATGAACAACCTTATCGTCAGATCTGCCATCAGTTGTTTGATCGTAAAGACGCATGGGATCGTTTAGAAGAACAAGGTTATATCCAGTTTATTTCTACTTCCTTTATTCGTGGTATGTCTTTTGATAATGCAATCATTATTGTTGATGAGATGCAGAATTTAACATTTGAAGAAATTGATACAGTTATGACTCGTGTTGGTCACATGTCTAAAATTCTTTGGTGTGGAGACTATCGTCAGACTGATCTAAATAAACTAAAGAACGACGTTACTGGTATTTTGAAATTCTTTGATATTGCTCAACACATGAAGTCATTTACTCGGATTGAGTTTACTGTAGATGACATTGTTCGTTCTTCACTGGTTAAAGATTATATCTTGGCTAAATTAAAATTCGAAGATTATGAGGATAAACGATGATTACAACAGAACAATTTGCACAATTATTTCCACGCAACCCAGAACCAGAGTTGTGGGCAGAATCTATGCAAGAAGTATTTCCAACTTATGAGATTAATACACCACAACGTGTTTCTGCATTCTTGGCACAGTGTGGTCATGAGTCTGGTGGTTGGACTACCTTCCAAGAAAACTTAAACTATTCTGCACAGGGATTGTGTACCACGTTCAAGAAGTATTTTCCTACACTTGAATCTGCAACACCTTATGCACGTCAACCAGAAAAGATTGCTAATCGTGTTTATGCAAATCGTATGGGTAATGGACCAGAAGAATCTGGCGATGGTTGGAAGTATCGTGGTCGTGGACCAATTCAGTTGACTGGTAAGAGCAACTATATGCAATTTGCGCAAGACATGTTTGATGACTGGGAAAATCTTTTCAATAATCCAGACTGGGTTACTGAAGACAAAGACTTTGCACTGATGTCAGCTATCTGGTTCTGGAATAAAAACAAACTTAATGTTCAAGCAGATGCTGGTGACCTTAAGCTAATGACCAAGAAAATTAATGGTGGTTATCTTGGACTTGATGATCGTATTGCACATTATAATGAATGTATAAACCTGTTAGGCTAAATGAAAACTTTTATTGATCATGATTTCCCTAAACTCCAACGTGACACTTCCCCCGATGGCACACGAGTCTATAAAACACCGACGGGTCGAGCCTATCCAAGCGTCACTACCGTTACAGGACTCCACACAGCAAAAGGAATCGCCGAGTGGAGACGAAGAGTCGGAAATGAAGAAGCTAACAGAATCAGTTCCCGAGCAAGTGCCAGAGGTACAAGAATCCACTCTCTCTGCGAAGCATATCTCCGCAATGAACGATGTGAACCTGATATCTTCGATAAAGAGTTATTTGGAAGCATATCACAGTGGCTCGAAGACATAGATAATATACATGCCATTGAAGAACCACTGTACTCAGATTATCTTGAAGTAGCTGGTACTGTTGATTGCATTGCTGAGTTTCAGGGTAAGTTATCAGTTATCGATTTTAAGACTTCTAGTAAGCCAAAAGATCGTGATGATATCTACAACTACTTTATGCAGTGTGCTGCATATTCAGTGGCATTTGAAGAGAGAACAGGTATTCCTATTGGGAGACTTGTGATCATAATGGCAGTTGATAATGATGATCCAAGATTGTTCATTGAAAAACGTGACAACTGGATTGGTGGATTTCGTAAACTAAGATTAGATTATAAAAATTTAAAAGGAGTATAATATGGCACTAACAGTCCCAGACGTAAATAATATTGTTCTAGCAAACATTGGTGGGATGCCACAAATTCCAGCAACCACAACAACAGTGGAAGGTAGAACTGTTACACCACAAATTTCTACATTGTGTGCACTTGGTCAGGCAATTGCACATCTTTGGGATGCAATTAAATCGGCTCTTAATGCCTTTATGAATGGAATTGATAATTTAATTCTCAATCCTTTAAAAGCATTTGCCACAGCTTGTTTGAATGCTATCAATGCTGTATTGACTAAAATAGCTGCTCTCTTAAACGCTGCCAGTACTGCTTTGCGTGCTGCACTGCAAGCTGTTATTAATGCGTTTAATGCTGCTATTACTGCAATAACAAATATCATCTCTCACATTGGAAGATTGTTGGGTGAAAAACTTCAGCAACTCTTGGCTTCTTTCACACAGTGTGCTCCACCACAAGTTGGCGCAAAGACTTATAACAAAAGTGATCTCGCAAGTAGTTTAGATCAAAAGCAACCTATTATTGATATACAAACTAAATCAGATCTTATCAATACAATATTGGATGATACTAATACAAGTGATGATGAAAAAATTGCTCTATTGAATAGCGCATCTGGAACTATAACTACACACTCTGGCACGTTAGATGCTGCTGTTGCACATGATGAAGCCAACTTGGCAGAATCCCAACTACAGGCTCAAGGTATTGGTAAGATGACTACTTTGGCGAATGCACTAAATAACCCAGTGACTGCTGATTTTGCTACTTCAATTATTAATCCAGCAAGTAGCGATATGATTTCAGGTCTTGCTACAGTAATGAATACAAAACCTGTAGTTTTTGTTTAATTTGTGAAAGGTATTTAAATGATTCCATTATTTGACTATGGTTCTATTAAAGAAGAACATAAATTAGCTGCAGAAGAATGCGCTAAGATGATTGAACCACATCAATCATATGTAGCTAATCAGATTCGTGAAAGATTTAAGATTGTGGAGCCAGAAAGAATGGATCCCGAGAGTAGCGAATTCTATAGAACAGCAAAAGAATTTGGTTTGCATGTAGCAATGCAAGGTCATATGGTTGGACCAGATGGGGTTCAAATACCAATGGTTATAGTTTGTGCTGAACTACCAAAGTTTGATGAATTTTTGCAGTACTACAAAAAGTTGAACTGCAAAGATTAATACGGTATAATTATGTGTAAGTGAATGGTTGTTTGAAATTAACCGAAAGGTGTTGCGGACGGGAGTTCGATTCTCCCCACCTCCACCAGAAACATACTAGGTCGTTGAGTTAAAAAGTCGCATGTGATGCGCTCAGATTAAAATAGTATGTTTCTGATGGGGGTGACCAGGTTTCGACGTGGCAATAAGTACGAAGATGGACAACTCGAGACAGATACTCGTTAAAAGTAAACAAAAGTAAACGCAAACGACTCACAGTTCGCATTGGCAGCCTAAACGCTGACTAGGGTTTCGGTAGGTTTCCTCGTAACAGAATAACCTACCACTTTTAACTTTTAAGGGAATTTACAGATGAAGAAAATGATTTTTGTAGCTGCATTAATGGCAGCAGTTTCTGCGCAAGCAGTTGAGTTGGGTATCAATGCAAGTCGTGATAATGGTAACTCCAATCGTGATGGCGGTGGCTTGACCATCTCTGAAAGTTTCGGTACAACTGGTATCGTAGCTGGTTGGGATCGTTACTCAAGTGGTACTGAATTGAACAAGTATAGCTTGATGGGCACTTATGATGTTGCTAATTTTGGTAAAGCAGTTGTAGCTGTTAAAGCTGGTGTTGCTTATGTAGACCAAAAGAATTCAACTGATGGTTATGCTGGTTTGGTTGGTGTAGGCGTATCATACCCAGTTGCTAAGAAAGTTTCTTTAACTGCAGATTATCGTTATCAAGCAGGTCAAAGTCGCATTTCTAGTCTAGATGGTGGTGCTGTTTCTGCTGGCTTGAAGTACTCGTTCTAATGTTTTATGCTAGGTGTAATACTAGGTAATGGACCAAGCAAACACTGTTTTGACAGAAATGGTGATTTTGTAATTGGTTGCAACATTCCTGGTGATGCATTTAGCGTTGATGCTACAGTAATCGCTGACGAAGAAATTGTTTGGATTTTAAAATCAACTCCAAACATTATTCAATGTCCGATTATTGTTAGCACCAAAGCATGGGAAAAGATGAAAGAATTGCGGATTGATGATCAGTTTACAATTCTTCATGTTTTCAAACCAAAGGAATGGTATAACGCAGCCCACTATGCTGCGGACTTTCTTTTAGAATTTAGTGCATGTGATGGCATAAATATATGGGGATGTGATTCTATATTTCAAGATAACATAGCATCAACCACTGATCAGTTTGTCAAAAAAGAAAACACTGCCGATATGAAGTTTATTAGAAATTGGCGCAGAATCTGGGATGACATCTTTGATCAAAATCCGAATGTTAATTTTAATGCAATGAGGGTGGATTAATGAAAACTTTATTTACAATTTTAGTAATGGCTCTAGCAACAACTGTTTTTGCAGCAGAAAAGAAACCAGAAGCACCAAAGAAAGTTGAAAAGTGCGTTCCTAGCAAAGAAGTAGTTTGCGATAAAAATCTTCAAGGAAAAACTCGTCCAAAGCCAAAGAAGCAGATAGAAACTACTAAATAGTATACACAGTGGGTTGATGGATCCCAATAAAACCATCTTTTTTTAACACACACACAAAGGAGAAAATTATGGCAAACCTTACGCCATTTGAAATCCGTCTTGAACTTCTCAAGATGGCAAAAGACATGCTTTCCGAGGAATACTATGGTAAGCGTGAAGTAATTAGCAACGACTGGCAAACTAAAGTCGAATCTGCTAAAATCAATGGTGGCACGATTCCTGATCATCCAGGATTCCCTGCTTACCCAGTAGAAAGCGACATCATTGCAAAGGCGCAAGTCTTGAATGGTTTCGTTTCAAACATCCCCCAAGATACAAAGACTACTAGCAAGAAGTCAACCTGATACGGGATTGAAAGAGAGCATCCGCTCTCTTTCTTAACTAATTAAGGAGATACTATGCGAGTGTATTTATACATACTCATACTCATATCAACAATTGTTGCAATTACATTTGCTGCAACTGCATATCCACAAAATTTTAAATTATTTGACATCCGATACTCTGAACTAACAAAAGAAGCGAAACAACAAGTAGCATGTTTAGCTGAGAACATCTATTATGAAGCTGGTTATGAACCAGAAGATGGAAAACTAGCTGTTGCTCTAGTCACATTGAATAGGACACAAAGTCCAAAATTCCCAAACAATATTTGTGGTGTTGTAAAACAGAAAACCAACTCCACTTGCCAGTTTACATGGTTCTGTGAACCAATGAGGTTAAATAAGAATAACATCGCTTATGAAAAAGCCATGGAAGTTGCTTTGTTTGCTTATGCAAACTATGAAGTTATAGATGATATAACAAAGGGTGCTCTATATTATCATGCTGACTACGTTAACCCAAGATGGAAACTTCAACGAACAACCATAATCGGTCGACATATTTTTTATAAAGAAGGTGGTATACACAATGATGGAAAAACTAAACCTGTCTCTAAAAGAGGACAGTTCGAGGCACTCGTTCTTTCTCTTGATGGAGGAAGTAACTCTTAATACTTGTAAGCAAGCAGTTGAGTGGATTCTTGAAGCAAATTTTGCTGAAGAAACTCCAGAGATGCTTAATTTAATTATTACTAGTCCAGGTGGCGATCTTAATGCTGCGTTTGCATTAGTTGATGTAATGCGTGGCTCTTCAATACCAATACGAACAGTTGGTCTTGGACAGGTTGCTTCTGCTGGTCTGATGATTTTTATTGCAGGTACAAATGGTCAGCGAATTCTTACACCGAATACTTCTATTCTATCACACCAATATTCATGGGGTGCGTTTGGTAAAGAGCATGAACTGTTTGCGCAGATTAAAGAATTTGATCTAACTACAAAACGTATGGTATCTCACTATAAGAAATGTACTGGTCTTAAAGAAGAACAGATTCGTGAATATCTACTTCCTCCACAAGACATCTGGCTCAGTTCTGCTGAAGCCAAAAAATTAGGATTATGCGATGACGTTAAAGATCTTAAGTAATTACGTAAAGTATTCTGGCATTTGGATTAGTATTACACTAAATCCATTTCACTGGCGTCTCGCCTTTGAGTTTATGCAACCCGATGAACTCAATCCAAATATGCGAGGCATTTTTATATCACTCTTACCAATTTCATTGAGAGTGGTTGTCGACGATGGTTCATGGTAGGAGAAAATATGAACAATAAAGAAAGTTTAGCATTTATCATTGGAGTTGTTTTAATTGCAGTTACGGCTATTGGTTGTGCAACTTATTACAATTACCACAAGACTAACTCAATGCAGTCTAACATTGAGTCAGCTATTGTTAAAGGGATTGATCCTCTTGCAGTTCGTTGTGCTTATGAACATGGTGATAATGTTTGCATTGCATATGCAATCGCCCATGGCAAGATGGAATCTCAGACTACAGTCAAAAAATAGTCCTACAAAAGTGAGGGGATTAGCAGAAATCCCTTTACTTTAATTCAGACTTCAGGTATAATTATATTATAGTGACTGAATAGGATTTGTTATGCAGATGATACATACTGGACCAGCCAAATCAAAGAAACCCAAGCCTAACGCTAAACAGCGAGAGTTGCAGAGCGAGTGGGAACGAATGCTCAAGAAGTATGCCACAAAGAAGGTTGTTCAAAAAGAGCAATCACTCAGTGATGTGTACTCACTTGGAAAATCTGCTCGTCGTGAGACGCCTAGGATTCCAAGTCTTCCCTTTACTGGTGGACCATGTGCATTAAAGCCACCTCCAGTCTACACAGGTTCTCTAATCAAAGGTATTGGTACTATGCATAAGTCAAATGCAGTGCCGATCTTTTCTGATCAAGAAGCCATTGACATTGCAACAATGAGGAGATGATATGAGTGAATTCTGTGTTAAGTGTGCTGAGAAAGAAGCTGAGATAGAACTTCTGCGTAAGAAGTACCATCAGGAAGCTGTATGTATGAAAAATAAAATTACCCACCTGACTAGAGAAAATGAAGCACTCATCCTTGATGTTGCATTTTATGGCGGTAATATGATAAACTTGTCTTGCAATGATAAATAAGGTATAATTACATTATGAATACAAACTACACAAAAATCGTTTCGTTCGCAACTGATCGTAACACCCAAGGTATCCATGACACACACCACGAACTTCTTGTGGAGCGCATGCGTCTGGATAAATTCTTCAGCATGTATCTTGATAAATTTGAGCGCAAGATGGATCCTGAGAAAACCAACACACCTATCTGGCATCTCTATAAAAAGAAAATGCGTGAGTATGGTGAACTTCAACAAGCAATCAAAGCAGCAGAATACTACCTGAAGAAATCATATGTTTAAGAACTCAAATGAATTTTCTTTGCTTATCGAACAGATCGTTAAGGAAAAACGCATCAATCACATGGATGCAGTTCTGGAGTATTGTAAGCAGAACTACCTTGAACCAGAAGATGTAAAGTCTCTCATCAACAAATCCCTCAAGGAAAAGATCGAGATGAACTTTCGTGAGATGAATTATTTACCTAAACAAGCACAGCTAGATGTATAATGGACGGATTTAAAGCATTTAAGTATTACATTTCTATCAAGTTACATTTCTCAAAAGATTCTTTCGATGTGTTTAAAAACAGGGGTGCTGTACAAGGAACTCGTGAAGCATTCCACGCACGCAATGATAGATATATGTTTGAGAAGTTAGCTCGTAAGTTTCCTGTTGACAAAGACCTTATTCAATTTTTCGTTGCAAATTTCGCATACGGTAATGAGAATATTGTTTATGCCTCAGAAGAAGCTGAGACTTACCTGATGGCTTGGCAAAAACGTAAACAATCCATGACGAAAATCTTTGCAGATGACTGCAATAAAATTTTAATGGATGCTTACAAACGCAAGATTAAACAAGAATCGATTTTAAATTTTACTTTAAATCAATATCCAAGTATACTTAACTTATACCTTGGAAAACAAATTGGGATTGAAACCCTTAGGATTATAGATGACTTCGAGAATTTACTTGGTGCGTGGAAACAACACAGTTCTATGTTATTACTGTGGGAAAACGAGATACGCAAAGTTGAGAAAGTTAGAGGATTTGTTAAGTACGATCAAGAAAAAGTCTTAACAGTTTTTAATCAATTTAAAGAAGAGATAGCAGAGTTGTAATATGGGTAAGACCTATCATAAAAATTCAAAGAAATTTGAAGAAGATTTTTCTGGTCAGCGTTCTGGAAAATCCACTGGTAAAAAAAGTGGCGGTATGAAAACGCTAAATAGTTATGTTGATGAAGACTATGATGATCCATTTGTCGATGAGGTAGATGGAATAACTGATCAGATCTTTATTCAACATATAAAACAAGACGATACTAATTAATACTTTAATACGAAGGAAATACAATGGATATTCAAACACTCCGCAAAATGCGCAATTCTGACTTTGGTGCAATCTCAAATGCATTCGAAAAAGTCGCAAATCCCCAAACTGAAACCAAGTCATACGCTGACGATCGCTTCTGGAAACTTGAAGGCGACAAAGCAGGTAATGGCACAGCCACACTCCGCTTCCTACCACGTGTAGAAGGTGATGAGTTGCCTTGGGTACGTTTGTTTTCTCATGGCTTCCAAGGACCAACTGGTAAGTGGTACATTGAGAACTCCCTAACAACTCTTGGTGAAAACGATCCTGTCGGTGAGTTGAATACCCAACTTTGGAACTCTGGTTCTGAAGCAAACAAAGAGATTGCTCGTAAACAAAAACGTCGCCTATCTTTCATTGCCAATGTCTTGGTCGTATCTGATCCAAAGCATCCTGAGAATGAAGGTAAAGTTGTTCTGTTCAAATTCGGTAAAAAGATTTTTGATAAGATCATGGACAAGGCACGTCCAACTTATGATGATGAAAAACCTGTAAATGTTTTTGATCTTTGGGAAGGTGCAAACTTCAAACTGCGCATGCGTAAGAAAGATGGTTACACCAACTATGATGAGTCTTCATTCCAGGATCCCGCACCTGTTTCTGAAGATGAAGACAAGTTGTTGGCTGTTGTAAATGCACAACACAAGTTGTCCGAGTTTACTGATCGCAAGAACTTTAAATCTTATGATGAACTAAAGAAGAAACTTGAAGAAGTTCTTTCTGGTGATGCGTTCTCTTCAAAGTCTGCTGCTGAGATTGCTGAAGAAGAAGATCGTCCAGTGGCTGCTGCTCCACAGATTAAATCTGCGCCAGCACCTAAGTCAAAGGAAGTCTCCCTTGAAGATGACGATGAAGATGTAATGTCTTACTTTAAGAAAATCGCTCACGAAAATTGATCGATCGTTAGCCAAAGAAAAGCCACCCTTGCGGTGGCTTTTTCACATTTAGTACGCACCAAGTCTGCTTGCGTAGTATTTGTTTAGTGTTCCTTCTTCATTTCTGAATGGAGACTTAGCATGAGATGATGTTTGGCTATTGTTATTAACTGTTGTTGGAGCATTAACAACAGAAGTTCCACCACCTTTCGATGATAGATCATCTCTAGAATTTGCGACATCGCCAGTTTTAGCTTCAATGGCATTACCAGTTCCCGCTGGTGCAGGTGCACCTTGAGCAGCTTCTAAATCTACTCCAAACAGTTTTGCACCACCAGCTATCATTGCACTTAATGCATTAGGTGGAGGTTTTTTACCACCTTCAGTTATTGGTGTTGCTTTACCTGGAGCATTAGGTTGAGTTCCAGCAGCAGTAGCATTATAATTCTGTGCACTCGGATCAACAGTTTGTCCACCGCCAGGAATAGGTGTTGCAGATTTTTCAACTATTGGTGACGCAGCGTCACCAGCTGCTGTTGCAGATTTTTCAACTATTGGTGACGCAGCATCACCAGCTGCTGTTTCAGATTTTCTCCCCAATTGTTTATTGTATTGATCCATTATTTCTGCGGGATACTTATTTCCCATAGAAGTAGACATACCAATTACTGCCATCTGTTTGGCAGATAATGGTTGTCCAGGAACTACATCTTCACCAGCAATTTTTGTAGTTACAGTAGATGTTGTTCCTGCTGCTGGTGCTGCTCCCGTTGCTGCTGGTGCTGCTCCCGTTGCTGCTGGTGCTGCTCCCGTTGCTGCTGGTTGTCCAGATACTGGATTATCATTCTCTGGTGGTACTGCTTTCGTAGTTCCCCCAGCTGCATCAGTAGATGGAGTATCAGCTGGTGCTTCAGAATCTTTCTTAAATGGGTAGAATGGACCAATAGAAACTTTCTTACCGATAATTGGTATAGTGAATCCCATCTCTGGGATACCGATACCTTCAAGCATACCAATTATGCTGTCACCAATCCCTGAGAAGAAATCAATAACTGGATCAAACACATGAACAATTCCACTAAACGTATCCATTATGATCTTACCCAATTTCATAATTGAGTCAATTGGATGCATAATAAAATTCTGAATTGTTTGTGGAATAAACAAAATAGCATCAACCAAATCACTAAACAGATCTTCGAATGAGAATGAGTCTAGGAATTTTTCTACTGCAGTGAATCCTAGTGCTCCAGCGATCCAAGAAATTGCACCTTTAATCATATCAGCGACACCACCAACAAGAGAATTAAACAATCCTTTTATTGCTCCACCAATTGCACCTATTAAACCACCTTCTTCCCAACCCTTTAGTGCACCTTTTATAGTATCCCATACAGCCATAACAACCATTAGTGGATATGCGATCTTTGACACTATGCCAGACACTGCACGGAATAAAGTGCCAAACATTTCTAGTTTGGAACCAATACCAGTGAAGAATTCCATAAAGGTACCAATACCATTCTTGACAAAACTTATTGCCTTTGATATTGGTCCACTGGCTTCAGCAAGTGCTGTAAACCCTGCGGTAATTGGCTCTAAGAAACCAGTTACTGCACTTTTTATTGTAGATACTACTTTACCAAGTAATGATCCTTCACCAAATAGATTTTTAAAGAATCCTACTGCGCTTTCAAACATTGAAGCAAATTTACTAACAACTGAAGAGAATATACCTTTGATCCCCTCAATAAACCCAGTGAAAGTTTCTTGAACTACTTTTAATATTTTACCAAACGATGGAAAAATCTCTCCAAGTGCGGTAAGTCCTTTACCAAACATCTCACCGAATAGTTTAACAGTTTTAACCCATGCGCTTACTAACCCAGCGATAGTACCTGCTGCAACAGCTAGTCCAATTCCTAGTGGACCAAGAGAGTCTCCAAGATCATCTTTCTTTTCTGCTTTAAATTTATCTTTACCACCAGTATTTTCAGCAATACGTTTTAGAAGTTCAGTTTGATCATCTTCTCTTTTAATTGCTTCTTGTTGAAGTTCATCAGTTTGTATTTTTGGATTATCTGAATTGCCTACTATTGCAGAAATTGGACTAGTGCCCATTGGTGCTTTATTTTTAGCACTCATTGGTGCTTTATTTTTTTCTTTTTTAGCTTCTTCTAATTGTGGGTTGTTTGTATTTGCCAGTACTGCAGAAACTGGGGTAGTTCCCATTGGTGTTTTATTTTTAGCACTCATTGGTGCTTTATTCTTTTCTTTTTTAGCTTCTTCTACTTGTGGTTGCACTCTATAGTCAAGTTTAGATATCTCTTGAACATTAGTTCTGCGTGTATCTAAAAGTTTTTTACCATTCGCAGTTTTACCTAACTGTTCTTCAGAGATTCCAAGTTTAGTGAATTTGCTAATTTCTTTTTCATTTTTAGAAACAATCTTTTCATGGTCTTTAATAGTTTGAAGTTTATTTCTGGCTTCTTGTTCAGAGGATCCATGTAGTTTCATATCCCCTTTGATAAAAGTTTTATCAGCTTCTCTTCTATTAAGAGCAGAATCTAACATCCCACCAGTACCTTTCTTGACAATACCCATGGTGTCAAGAATATTACGAACTGAACCAAATTTAGAATCGAATTTAGATTTAAGATTATCACCAAATGACTTTGGTTGTTTATCAGCAATTACTTTAGCGATATCTTTAGCAGATTCTCTGGTTATCTTAACCAGTTCTTTAATATTCGCATTTAATTCTTTATCTGATTTCTCTTGTTCACCAACAACCTTTTTATCTTCATCACGAATTTCTTCTGTAAGATCATTTAATTTTTTAGATGATGTTTCAATAGCTTCTGCAGTTTTATTAGCTGCTCTCTGTGCTTCCAGAATTCTCTTAAACTCAGAATATTCTATCTTTGGTTTTGGGGTATTATCATCCATTTTTCTTGCTTTCTAACCTTTGTTTTTCTTCTTCTAAGTGTTGAATCAGCATAGTAATATAGATTTCTCTCTCAAAAGGAATCATAGATTCCAATTCTTCCAATGAATACTTATGATATTGTATCAATGAAAAGTTTGTTTTATAATGATTGAATAAAGAATCATGAGAGAGATTCATTAAAAAAAACTGTCAAGTCCCTCCAAGACTTTATCATGCGCAAGAGAACACACAGGGCAAGTGTATTTAACTGGCTGTCTTAATCTTGGCATGGTCTCAAAGAATTTTTGAATCTTATTAAACTGATTCGATGTAAGATTCTCAAGAAATTCAACAACATCTTTTTTATTCTGTTCTTTGGTATGGAATATCTCATCTCCATTATAGATAATGTCAATAGAAGATGATATGATATTGAACACACTATCAACGTCACTGGTGTTTACGTTTTCTAATTGTTTGATAACATTGATTGTAGGATACTTCATAATGACACCAACGTCGTCAAATAATTTAATATTTTTGTCATGACCTTCTGGAATCTCTACATTGATCTGCGTTAGGTCAAAACTAATTTTTACTCTAGCCTTTTCATCATCGCAAACATCGCATGGGAACAGTAAGTCAACATTCTCACCAACAGACTTTGCTCGTATTTGAGTAAAGAGATACTCAATATCAAACATAGCAAGTGTATCTGGATTTACTTTATCAAGCATGCAAGATTTGATAATGTTCTTTAGCGTATCAATCATTACATTTTGATCTTCACTGTGCTGTGCGATCAACAATGCTTTTTCTTCTTTAACTAAGAATGGTCTGAATTTAACATTCTCTTTAGTTGAAGGAATTGTTACGTTATACGTAGGGGTTGTGTTAAATGGTAAAGCCATATTATGATTCTCCTTTGTTCATATTTTGTATCATTTTCGCTAACTCACTGGTGCTACCAACAAAGATAGCATTGTTAGTAATCTTAGATGCATCTTTATTCTTTGGTGCATCTAATTTGGCTTTTTGTTGATGTAAGTCCATGAGTTGTTGGTTTACATCAGCCAATTGTTTCATCAAATTACCCACGACTTCAAAAGCACGTGGGTGTTCAGATTGTTTGGCAACTTCTAGAGCATGCATCAATGCATTCTGGCCAGTTGTCAATAAGTCACGAAGGTTTTTACGAGTATCCTCATAATCATTTTCAATTTTTGTTTCTGCTGTTAGGATTATTTCACCAGTTTCAGAATCAATAATTTCACCTTCACTAGAAGTCTTAGTTATGACTGGTGTGTCAAAGACTTCTGATAATCTATCATCAATTTTCATATTAATCGTTTCTTGTATTTCTTGCAGGTGGATCAGATGGATCTAATCCGAATCCTCCACCGAAACCAGTTGCTGTGGGCATTGGTTTTGGGGTACTGAATACTGGCGTTGGTGCTGGTGTACTGAATACTGGCGTTGGTGCTGGTGCACTAAAACTGGTTGGTGAACTGAATGTTGCTGCTGGCGCAGAAACGCTAGGTGCTGTAAAGTTGCTTGATGGTAAGGATATTCCACCATTATTTGCTCCATTTAGTTTTTCTTGTGTGCGACCGAATGCTGCGATACCTAGAACTGCACCCATGGCAATATGGAATAAACCAGCACCTTGTAGTGATAGTGGACTCCACTGAGTGATTGGGGTATGAGTTGCTGTTTGTAGTAAACTCCATAAGATTGGAAATACGATCATATCCATGGTACATACTAACATGTACATCCAACCCATCATCGGACGCCACTTACTGTTCATCCAATCTTCTTTGTTTAGTTCGCTTTCGCTTTTAATTTCTTCTGCCATTTTATGTTCCTTATCCATGACCGATCATAATGTCACCATTTGAATCTTCAAAACTATTTACGTCAGAAGATACAACTGCATTATTAACAAAACTACCAGCTGGTACTCCTTGTGTTCTTCTACCTGTATGTCCTCTTGCAATTTCTAATTTGTTAGATTGTTGTGTTGGAGTAGGTTCTGATCTATTTAATACTTCTGAACGCCAGTATTTATATGCAAAACTAACACTCAGCTTCATTATATCTTTCTGATCATAACCCATTTGAACTGGACTAACAGTTTTTGGGTAAACTTCATAAAGACCAACTATGTATTTTGGTTGATTGTTTAAATCTTCAACGAAAATCTTAACTACATCAGCAGTGTAGTTATTGTAGTAATTAAAATTTCTTGTATTAACATCTTGAACACTTTGAATCCATTCATCAAAGATACCTTTGATAACCATGTTTCCATCAACATAAAAACTCAAAGTGATTGGATCATAATTCATTTCAAACGGCATCTCTCGAATTTCACCGAATGTTCTGATTGGCGTTGTATTTACGTTCAATCCAGGTAGCTGTACTGCTTCACAAAACAGTAACATCTTTCTGTATTGATTTTGTGAATAAGTTGTTCCTGGAAGCGTTAACTGAACCGTATAACGATTCGATCTTGCTAAACCAGATTGACCTACTTGAGATACAAAATTTGATATTTTCATATTCTAGCCTGAGAGTCTTTCCATACATTTTCTTTTGTAGATTTAGAAAATCTTTCTACTGGTAGTAACATTGCAGTTGCCCAGTCATTGGAATCAATTTTCTTAAAAGCTGTTTTAACATGGGGTAATAGATAGTGTTTAATACAAGGTTCTGCTAACTTAAATTTAGATACCCCTGCGATCAATGACCATGAATACTTTATTCTAGTAGTACTATCCATCTTATCATTGTTCTTGAATACCATTAAACGATCTAATAAGCGAATACGTAATTGGTAAGGAAGATAGTGCATATTTAAACCCATGAACCCACCAGGAACTGAAGCATACGGGAATACTAGAGGAAATTTATCGTAGTACGGTAGAGTTTCTTTTAGTTTCGGATCATATCCAAACATGTAAAGATTGCCTGGAATAATACGTGCTTTTTGCTCATTAGGATGTTCACGCATTAACTGCTGTGGCGTGATTCTCTGCCTACCAAGAAGCAGTACTTGTTGAGAGTACCATCCACGAGATTTTGTTGCTGCAGTTTTGAGGTCGTATTTATTACGCTCAAAGATATCGTGTATGGTAGGATTTTTAGGTTGAGTAGCCATTCAATTATTTAGGTCATTTAATACCAAGTTCATGCTCGGTTATAATCTTAAATTCCCATCCACGATCCTTTGCATACTCAGTGGCAGCTTTCCATTTAGCTTGATTCTTGATAAAGGTCATTGATTCAGTTAGATAACGCTGAGTTTGACGACCAGGATATACTGGTGGGATTGTTTGGGCAGCTGGTTTTACCTCTACAAGATAGGTTCGGAGCAAACCTTCTTTGTTCCTAATTTGAATTTGAAAGTCTACAAAATAACGATGAATCTTATCATCGGTTGGACATCTGTAGGGAACAACAGTTTCTTCTGATTTCCATTTAACGACCGATGGGTTTTTATCACACCATGAGGCGAATTTAGTCTCCCAGGAACTACGCATAATTATACACGTAGGGTCTCCTGAGTATTTTTCTGGAAATGCAGGTACGAATCGTCTTTTATGGAACATAAATACTATAAAGAATAAATAACCACTTTTATTTAGACGTAAGTAGTTCGCCTAAATAATAATGTAAGCCACCCACAAAACAGAGAACTTATGGCAGATACAAAGCAAAAACCTACTACGCCTCCATTTGAGACTACTCCATCACAAAAATTTAATGCTCGAGAATTCGGGATTGGGGGACTTTCATACCCAAGTGACTTGTTTAGCAATCAACGAGTATACGGTGGAAATTATGTACTGTTTAACATCAATGTTAATAATGATTCTAGATTATTGACATCTGGTTCAGTTACACCTATGGATACTCAAGCAGATCGTAATCGTGGTACATTAGCTGGACAGAAAGTTACAAAGGGTGAAGGCATGGCTGCCGCTACAGGTATTGGCGCAATCAGTGGAGGTGCCATAGGTGGTAATTTAAAAGGTGGTGCTGTTGGTGCAGCAATCGGTTTAGGTGCTGGAGCAATTGTAAGCGATGCTACTGGAGGTTCAGATCTATCACGCCAGCAGAAAACTATTAAAGGTGGTATTATGCTTCATGTGCCAAACCAACTAAGCATCAATTATAGTATGGAGTGGGCTGCAGAAGATACTTTTGCTTTTCAAGCAGCAGCAATGGCAAGCAGAGAAGTAGCAAAGGCAGTAGGTAGCGGAGAAAATTCTGCCAAGTCTGTTGCAAAAAGTATCGCAACAAATCTCGCATTGTCAAAGACACCTATTAGTGGTGCTCTTTCTGCAACTTCTGGTATGGCAGCAAACCCGATGAAGGAACAAGTTTTTAAGAATGTAAACTTTAGAAAATTTACGTTCGATTATACATTTTCTCCTCGTACTGCCGCTGAAGCGTCAACTGTGAAACAAATTATACAGACATTTAAATTACACATGCATCCAGAGTATAAAGATGCGCATAATTTTGTGTTTATTTATCCATCTGAGTTTGACATAACTTACTATACTGGCGGTACTGAAAATAAAAATTTACATCGTCATCCATCTTGCGTACTTGAAAGTATGAATGTAAATTATACTCCAAATGGTGCATTCAATACTTTTGAGGGTGGTATGCCAACCCAGATTAATGTCACATTGTCGTTCTTAGAATTGGCAATCTTGACTAAAGCACAGATAGGGAATAATTACTAATGAGTTACTTTAATACTCTCCCAGAAATATATTATAACTTCGTTCTAAATGGAACTGAGAAACTTTTTGTTGTTCGAGACATTACTGCAAATGTAAGACCACTAAAAAACACTCTAGATAATATAACAGTATACGATCTGTATGATATTGTTGATGGTGAAACACCAGAAATTATATCACATAAATTTTATGGATCTCCAAAGTATCATTGGGCAATAATGATTGCTAATCAGCGTTATGATTATCTAAATGAATGGCCATTACCCTATGATAGATTAGTTCAATATTGTGTTGATAAATACGGTGACATTTATGACACACATCATTACGAGAACGAGAATGGGTTTGTTGTAAATAGTGATTATCCTGCAGCAACTCCGATAGACAATATTACGTATGAGGACAGAATTAATGAATCAAAGAGAACTATCAAATTAGTTTCTCTTCAAATTATACAACAAATGACTTCAGAATTTGAGAGATTAATGGCATAATTATGTTTGAATTTTTAACTGAAATTTTAGGTGGGGAATCAAGAGGATTTGGCTCTGATAAAATTAGACATGCTGGAGATATTAATGTCGAGCAAATTAAGATAACATCTCTTAAGAGTGGTAAATCATTTAATGTAACAAATCAATTGCTGACGATTCAAATATATGAAGATATGTTTGCACCATTTATTTCTGGTTCTTTAATCTTTAGGGAATCTCTTGACTTTATTACCAACTTTCCTTTTATTGGAGAAGAGGTAGTAGATTTAAGAATTTTTACCCCTGGATACAATATAAATCGACGAGCCGATGTAATAAATGCAAGGTTTTATATCTACAAAATATCTGATCGTGAAAAGTTGGCAGATAGAAATATGGTTTATCAACTTCACTTTGTTTCTGTTGAAGCTGTGACTGATCTTAATACAAAAATATCAAAGGCATTCGAAGGGAATATACGAGAGATAGTTCCATCTATAGTTGATACTTGGCTGCAGGGACCAACGCAAGATTTTAAGAAAAAGATGTTGTGCACTTTAGTTAGAAATAAAACAAAATATGTTTCTAATTTTTGGTCACCAGTTAAGAATTTAAATTATCTCGCAGAACGTGCCCTTGATGCTTTAGGGAATCCAACATATATCTTTTTTGAAAATAGATATGGGTTTAATTTTATTTCTTTAGATGAGCTAAATTTTAAAAATCCTATAGCAGGTTTCATAAACAATCAAGTCCAAGATAATGTAAAAGAAGGTGGTAGTGATGGTGGAGGATCTTCAAAAGATTTGAATAGTCAATATAAAACTATTAGAGACTTTCAAGTTATATCAAGTCAAAATTACATGGATAATGTTATGGGTGGAGCCTATGGTTCTAGTATAATGTTTTTTGATATAACTAAAAAGAAATATAAAAGACTTTCATATAAAGCACCTTCAAAATTTGGTCCTTTCGAGAAACACTTAAACTTAAGTCCTCTATATACATCAAAATTGCTTGCTACAAATAAAGGTGTTTTGTTTAATGATGTTGTACACTCAAAAATGTTTGGTGATCAATGGGATGATGTTACTAGTGTAACCATGAGACTTGAACGTATGTCCAGATTAAAATTAGCAGAGGCATTCAAAATTAATATTGTAGTTGCAGGAAAAACTGACTATACAGTTGGTCAAAAGGTTAGAATAAAAAGTTATAAAAGTGCTCCTGTGCGAGAACAAGATGGTGATGATGAAAACGTAGATTATACTATATCTGGATTTTATTTAATAGCTACCATCAATCATGTAATTGACCGAAAAAGTCACGAGTGTCATATGCAATTGATCAAAGATTCTTATCATGGGATAACTAACTAATGTTTAAAAAGTTTTATACTGGATGCGTAGAGGATAGAGATGATCCTCTAAAGGTTGGACGTTGTAAAGTTCGTGTCGTTGGTCTTCATACTGAAGACAAAACTGAACTTGCAACAAAGGATTTACCATGGGCTCAACCAGTCTTACCTATTACTGAAGCAGGAACTTCTGGTGTTGGAAAAGCACCAGTTGGACCAGTTCCTGGTACATGGGTATTGGTTATGTTCATGGATGTGGACGAACAGATTCCAATTATGATGGGAACTCTTACTGGAGTTTCTCAAAAGGAAGATGCCTTTGAGGGTAATAATATACAACAGCCATTAGTTGTTAATAATTATCAATTAGATGGTATTCTATCCCCAGCAGCTAATGCCCCAGTTCCACCACCAGCATCTACAGCAGCTGCAGGTTCAACAGATAAACTTCCACCTGGTAAAGTTGTAAGTACAGAAAAGGTTCTTGGACCACTTGCTAAACTTGTTAAAACTGGTGATGCTGTTGCGGGTAGTTATGATACTTATACAAAATCAGCAAATAGCCCACAAGGAACTTCTGCTATAGCTACTGGTGATGGTAATGTCAAATTGTCTAAGATGACAATTAAAGACATTATGGAGAAACAATCATTACCAGCTGGAAGCCCAGATAAACTTTCTTCAGTTGGTAAATACCAAATTGATCCAGTAACTTTAAAGAATGCAGTTCAATCACTTAATATTGATGTCAACCAATCATTCAGTGAGGCAACTCAAGATCTTATTTGTCAAGAATATATTATCGCTCGTAAACGTCCGAAATTATTCGCATACTTTAAAGGCAAATCTAAAACTGATGACACGTTATTAAAAGGTGCTGGTGAGGCACTTGCTGCAGAGTTTCCTACATATGAAGATCCATATAATCTTGGATTCCCATTCGGTGGTGAAAAGGGTAACTATTATAAAAATGGTAATAAAGTTACTACTACTTGGTATACTGTTCAGAAAAATTTAATGCGTGAGTGGGAGTTTCGTAATGATCCAAAGAATCCTTCACCAACAGCTTCAATTGCCGATGGCGACAAAGTTGAAAAGGGATCTGACTTTTCTGGTGTGAGAAAAGCATTACCTCCAGATGACTCAGATAAAACTCCACCAGAATCTTCTGCAGCAGCAGGTACTGATGTACCAAATGATAATCCAAACCCAGATGCTGCAGGTGATTTAGGAAACTTAGCAGATCTTGGTAGTGCATTTAGCCCAGCAGCATTAACTGCTGTTGGTGATTTAAATAATCTTGGCTTAAAAGATCTTGGTAAACTAGGTGAACTTGGTGCAGTAATTGGTGAATTGGGCGCAGCTGGTCTTGCTAATCTAGATGCATCTTTACTATCAGTAATAACTAGTGTTCAAAATGAATTTGCAAATTTAACTAAATCAGTTAATCTAGATGGCGATATTAATAAAGTTTTAACAAGCACTGGAAATTCTAACAGCACTCTTTCTGAATTTGGAAATTCATTGAATGAAATTTCCTCAACCCTTGGTATTGATAATCCAAGTGGTACTGTTAGTGGATTAGTTGCTAACCTTGGACTTGCTTCAGCTGATCCAAAACTAATTATTAAAGAATTAGAAAAAATTTCTGGTTCTACTGCAGGACAAGCCAGAGCGTTAATGGTTAAATTAGAAGGTGAGCCATCTAAACCACAACCAGTTCCTATAGGTGAACTTAGACCAGATGGAACTATTAGTAATGGTAGTGATGTAGATTCAACAAAAGGATTCCAAGATCCTAATGGTGTATATCCAAAGTATAAAGAAGAGCAAGATACAAACCGACTTGCTTCTGGTAATAATCTTGGCAGAACAATTGTTACTGAAAAACAAGCTGATTTAAAATCAGGAATTAGAATTGCCAATGGTGGAACTTGGAATTCGCCACCAGTTCCTTATGCTGGTGTATATCCATATAATCATGTAACGCAATATGAGTGTGGACATGTATTGGAGTTTGATAATACACCAGAAGCAGAGCGTATTAATATTCATCACAAAGTTGGCACATTCATTGAGATGGATGCTTCAGGAACTCAGGTTAATAGAATCATGGGTGATGGATATGAGATTATTGATCGAAATGGATTTATCTATATTAAAGGTGCATGCAACTTAACAGTTGATGGTGCGTTAAATGTTCGTACCGATAACGTATTCAATCTTGAAATTTCTGGCGCAGCTAATATCAATGTATATAATGATGCTAATATCAATGTCAGTGGTTCAACTAATATGGCTGTTGGTGGTGAGTTTAATCTTAAAGCAAATAAGATCAACTTGGAATCTGCTGGACAATTTAACATGATTTCTAAAACTGGATTTAATATAGAAGCTGGTGCGGATTTACATATTAAGACTGAAGGTAGTGCGTTTATTGGTGCTGACGGTAACATCAATAATAAATCTGGTGGTGGAATATTAATGCTAAGTGGTACTGATACAAATATTAAATCTGTTGGTCTGCTGAATATTCAAAGTACAGATAATATGAATCTTAAATCTGATCATCAAATGTATATTCAAAGTGAAGAAACTTTAAATATTAAATCTCGTGCAGATGCAGCTTTTGGTTCAAATGATGCATTAAGTATTATTTCTGGTGGACGAGTTGCAATTGACGGCGAAACATTAAAGATGCAGAATGGTCTTGCAGCTACACCAAATTCAGCAGACCCAGCTAAAACTGCAAAACCAGCAAGAGATGCGATAAGAACTGATTTAGAATTACCAATTGAAACACGTGGAACTTCTGGTGTTTCTCAGATTGCTGCTGCACCATTGGTAACTCGTAGTTCTGAAGTAGCGTTTGAAACACCAACTCAAAGTCCAGGTTCTGATTTAGCAGCATATAAAGCAGATAGAGTTGCTCAAAATCAAACATCAAAATCTGCAGATTCTGCAACTACGTTTGTTAAAGATACAGTTAAACCAACTGCTACCTCTGCAGCAACTGGTAAATCATCTGATGTCAGTACCATATTGAATATGTCAACTGATGCATTCAATGCTGGTATGAGATTATCAAAGAACTTTACTCTTGGTGATTTAACCATGGGTGGTGTACGTATTCCAAGAAGATCTTATCAGATGGCTGATGGTGAGATGCTTGCTCCGCAAGATATTGTTGCTAATCTAAAACGTCTCTGCGATAATATACTTGAGCCAATTGCTGAACTATATGGAAGAGATTCTTTCGTAATTACAAGTGGATTTAGACGACCATCCCAGGGACCAAATGATGGTGGCGATTTGAATATTAAACTTGCGAATGGAACTTATCAGAAAGAAGGTGGAGATCATCCTGCTGGGCGTGCTGCCGATATTTCCTTCAAAGGTGGTAAAGCAGATACTCATAAGAAAGCTGGTGAGATTGTTAAGAAATTAGGTTCTTGGAATCAGGTTATTATGGAATATGACAGAGGTGGTCAGGCATTCTGGATTCACTGTTCATACAGACAAACAGGGAATCAGGGTCATATGTTTACCATGAATAACCACCAAACTGTGGCAGGAACTTATCCTAAAAATGGATTTGCACTAGTATAATTGCAGCACAATTCCTAAATAATAATATGGCACACAATTCCCGAACATTCGTTGATATAGATTTAAATTTTATGGCTCATCCTGTCACTAAAGATGTGACAGTTAAGACTAATGAGCAAGCTATTAAATCCTCAATCCGAAATTTGATTTTAACGTCAAATTACGAAAAACCATTTCACCCAGAGATCGGTTCACAGATAAATTCACTATTGTTTGAACCAGCTACTCCAATGCTACCCATTATGCTTAGGAAAGCAATAGAGTTTACAATTTATAACTTTGAACCAAGAGTTAGTCTTACAAATGTAGAGGCAATTGTATCTGAAGATGAAAACTCTATTGATGTAACCGTAGAGTTTGTAATAATTAATACGAGTACCCCAGTGGCACTTGATCTAATACTTTATAGAACGAGATAAGATATGGCTATAGATAGCAAAAGAATTCAGGTCAGCGAATTAGATTTTGACCAAATTAAAAGTAATCTAAAGAATTTCTTAAAGGGTCAAAATCAGTTTACTGATTATGATTTTGAAGGTTCAGGATTATCTGTTCTTCTAGATGTTCTTGCATACAATACTCACTATAACGCATTGTATACAAACTTAGCTGTAAACGAAATGTTTTTGGATTCAGCAAGTAAACGTGCAAGCGTAGTATCTCTTGCTAAAACTTTGGGTTATACTCCATCTTCAGTTAGATCTGCCAGAGCCATTGTTAATATGGCAGTAAGCAATCCAAATCAATCTCCATCGACATTGACACTACCACAGTATAGTCCTTTCAGTACTGTTATTGGTAATTTAAATTATACATTCTATACTATATCTGAATATACAATTATTCCTGTAAATGGTACATATACTTTCACTAACATAGAGTTAGTTGAAGGTAGTCCACTTTCTTTTTATTATACTGTTGCCACTGGTCAACAGTATATCATCCCAAATCAAAACGCTGATATTTCAACTCTAAAGGTTCGTGTCCAAGAGTCATCAATATCAGATACCTTTACTACTTTTACTCCAGCAACTTCTTTAGTTCAACTAGCTTCAGATAGTAATGTTTACTTTATTAAAGAAATTGATGGTGGATTATATGAACTTGTGTTTGGTGACACAATTATATCTGCTGGGCTAACCAATGGTAATGTCATTCACTTAGACTATTTTGTTTCTGGTGGAGAAGTTGGTAATGGTGCACGTGAGTTTAGATATAATGGCATTTCTTTAATTGGTGGAAGTCCAATAGTTACTACTGTTGATATTGGTGCAGGTGGTGTTGCTATTGAATCTATTGATAGTATTAAGTATAATGCACCAAGATTGTATGCTGCTCAAAATCGTGCAGTAACTCCTGATGACTATAAAGCATTGATTTATGCTGCGTTCAATTATATTCAAGCAGTTTCTGTTTGGGGTGGTGAAGATAATACACCACCAGTTTATGGTAAGACTTACATTTGCGTAAAACCATATAACGCAAATAAGCTAACACTACAACAAAAATCTGATATAAAAACTACTTTGTTGGCATCCAGAAGTGTAGTATCAATTACACCAGAGATTGTTGATCCAGATTTCCTTAATATTGCATTGGATGTAACTGTTTATTACAATGATAGAAAAACTATTAGAACTGCATCTGAGATTGCAACAATCGTAACGAATACTATTTTTAATTACGATAATGCTAAACTCCAAAGATTTGATGGAGTATTTCGTTTCTCAGAACTTAGTCGTTTGATTGATACTTCAGAACAAGCAATCGTAAGCAACATAACAACTGTATTGATGCGCAGAAAAGTAGCACCACGCTATAATGTTTCTGCAGAGTATACGCTAAATCTGATTAACCCAGTTTATTCAGCTGGTGTGCCTGAAGGTGCTATTTCTTCAACTGGTTTCTATATCTATGGCAGTGAAGAAATCCACTATATTGAAGATGATGGAGTTGGTAATATTAGACTTTATTATAATGTAGTATCAACAAGCGCAACTGGTAGTACTAAATTTATTGTAAACCCAACTATCGGTACAATTGATTATGCCAATGGGTTGTTCAATGTCAAGAACTTAAACATTACTGGTTTGGCTGATGTTGATTGGGAAATTACCTTTAAGCCACAATCAAATGATATTGTTTCTGCGTATACTCAAATTGCTGAAATTGCACGTGACCATTTAACTGTTATTGCAATTCCTGATAAAACTGCAAATGGTGACCTACGTGGTGGAAAGAATTATACATTTACTTCTAGCAGAAACTAATGATTACCCGACCAAAAATCGCATCAGTACTTCCTTCTCAGGTTCCTGAGTTTGTAAGGGAAGACTATGGAACATTCATCGAATTCATAAAAGCATATTATGAGTTTTTGGATCTAAATTATGATTCCCAATTTACAACACTGAGAGATTTAGATAATACTCTAGATTCATTCATTGAATACTTCAAGAATGAAGTTGCACATAATATTCCGTATACAGTTGTCAATGAAAGATTCTTATTAAGTAAGATGAAAGATCAGTACCTAGCAAAAGGTTCTGAAGCATCTTTTAAACTACTGTTCAAAATTTTATTCAATAAAGAAGTTGTAGTTGATTATCCATCTAAACAAATTCTTCGTGCATCTGATGGCAAATGGAATCAAGACGTTTCCGTATTTGTATATGTAAATGCTGGAAGCCCAGATGATGTTGTTGGTAAGATTGTTGATGTTGTAACTGCAACAAAGATTCTTCGTATTCAGGTTGATAAAAGACAGTATGTTGAAATTGAAGTAGACAATGCTGTTCAAATCTCTGAACACATTTACGAATTGTTTATTGATCGTAGATTCTTTGGTAATATTAGTATTGGTGATAAACTTCGTTACAGTGATGTATTTGATGCAACTGTTTTAGCAACTACATCAAAAGTTGAAGTTCAGCGTGCTGGTAAAAAATTCAAAGTTGGTGACTTATATGAAGTTAAAAATGGACAGGGCGCAGGTTCTGTTTTAAAGGTTACTCGTGTAAGCGATGTTGGCGGTATTCAAGCACTTGAATTTGTTAAGTATGGAATTGGATATACTACAGACTTTACTGCAACACTATTACCATATGGTGGGGTTTCTGCAACAAGTGCTGGTTCCACTGGTTTAGTTATTACAACACTCCCAACTGTTCCATCTCCGCCATATCCAGGCACATCAATTGCATTCTCAGAAACTACAAATGGTTTCTTTGAACAAGGTACTATCAATACTACAAACTATAACGTAACCGCATATTGGGATGGTACTTATGTAGGTGAGACTGTTCGTGAATTCTTCGTTGATAACAAATATACAATTCTAGATGCAGATGAACCTGCAGTTATTAAAGTTACGCTAAATTCTCTGGCAAAATATCCAGGATACTATACAACAAATGATGGTTTCTTAGATGATGCTATTTTTATTCAAGATAGTAAATATTATCAGGCATTTGCTTATGTGCTTAAGATTGATGAGCGTCTAGATACATATCGTTCAGCAGTTAAAACATTGCTACATCCAGCTGGTATGGCACTGTTTGGTGAGTTTGATATTAGAAATGAATTTGACACTGGAACTACATTAGAATTCGCATTGAAGTATTTGGTAGTTGCTTTACAAGATGAACTGCAATCTACTGATGCTATTTCTACTAAAGGTGTTACCAAAGCAATTGCTACTCAATACTTAAATGATGGGGTAACAGCGGACATTAATTCGGTAACTATAAGTTCTGAGACTGGTACAAATAGTACTAGAACAGTACCTTATCTAGTTACATCAAAGGCTATATCTACTCATAAGTTGTATGATGGTGTGACTTCGGATACTAGTTCAGTTACAATGAGTTCTGAGACTGGTACAAATAGTACAAGAACAGTACCTTATGCTAATATATCCAAACCTTTGGCAACTCACTTTTTAAATGATGGTACTACAGCAGATACTAGTTCTGTTACTCCATCAGAAGCAACAATATCTTATGGGTATAGTTCATTAACTAGAAATGGTATTAGTGTATTAACTAATACTAAGACATTAAACTCTCAGGTATATAATCATTATTTGTATGATGGTACAACATTAGATAGTGATTTATTTACGTTAAGTGATACCACAGGATCTAATAGTACAAGAACAGTACCTTATGCTGATATATCTAAGGCTATTGCTACACATTATTTAAACGATGGAGTTACTGCTGACACAAGTTCAGTGACAATGAGTTCTGAAACTGGTACTGACAGCACAAGAACTGTTCCCTTTGTTGTCCTAAATAAATCATTGGCTACTCATTATTTAAATAATGGGATAACAGCAGATACGAGTTCAGTTACAGCAACTGGTAGTGGTGGTGGGATTTGGTTAAATTCATATAATGACCCATATCCAGCTAGCAGTTCATATTTTGCAAATGACAGTGGAAACTACATAGTAGGCGAATCTACTTTCACGGGATAATTAATAAAAGGAGAATTTTATGAATTTACAAGAAAACTTAGGAATCACAGGCGAGTTAACTATTTCTGTATTTGACAGAGATGGTAATTTAAAAGAAGCAAAGAAAGTACCCAATTTGGTTGTTACAGTTGGTAAGACTTATATTGCTGCTCGTATGGTTGGAACTGCGCAGTCAGTAATGAATACTATGGCGATCGGTACTGGTACTGGTACTCCAGCAGTTGGTGACACCGCATTGGGAACATCAGCTGGTCGTGTTGCTACTAGTTCATTCACTGCTTCTACCAATACTGTTACTGCAACAGCAACTTTCCCAGCTGGTACTGGTACTGGCGCAATTACTGAAGCTGGTATTTTTAATCCAACTACTGCTGGTGGTACTGATGGAACAAACTCAATGTTATGTCGTACAACTTTCCCAGTTGTTAATAAAGCAGCTGGTGATTCTATCGCAATCACTTGGGTTATTACAGTAAGTTAATTTTCGGATAAAACATGGCTACATCTTCTTTAATGAAGACCACTCTGCATAATTCTATTGCAGATGGTCTATACAATGAGATTACATCTAGATACTCAAGATATTATTATTTCTTGGGTAGAACTCTTACATGGGAAGATGAGCTAACTCCACCAACACCTACTGATAGTTTTGCATATGAATTACAAACTCGTAATGAAATTATTACGGCTAAAGAAATTAAGCCAACTGATATTGCTTATGTAGTATTAAGACATAATTGGGTTAGTGGAACTACATATGATCAATATGATGATCAATACTCTACTGAAGTTCAGGGTATTAACTTAACATCTGGTGGTTATAGTTATGGTTCAGCACCGAATGTTTATATTGGATCTCAGGGTGCGGTTACTTGGGTTGCTAATACATCATATGTTTATGGTACTATGGTTAAAGTTCAAGTATCAGCAAATGTTCAAAGAACTTATCTTGTAACAAATACTGGTGTTTCTGGAACTACTGCACCAACACATACTACTGGTACTGTTTTGAATGGTACTGGAACTTTGATGCTACAGTACTTTGCGCATAATGATGCAAATGGTTCTGGTGCAACTGCAGAAGCAACTGTTCTTGATGGGCAGATAATTGATATTTCATTAACAAATCGTGGTTCTGGTTATACATCTGCTCCAACAGTTGTAATTATTGGTGGTAATGGAACAGCTGCGGTAGCAACTGCTACAGTTACAATTGCACCTTCTGGAACTCAAAAATTAGAAGATGCTGTATTTTATGTAGTTACTGATGAGTATAATGTTTATCAGTGTTTAGATAATAACAATGGTAGTCCATCAACAGTAAAACCAACTGGCACTTCTTATGATACAATAGGAACAATGGATGGTTATCTGTGGAAATTCCTTTATAACATTCCGATTGCATTAAGAAATAAATTCTTAACTGATGTTTACATGCCAGTTGTTACTGCGCTTCGTTCTCAATTTTATTCTGCTGGCACATTAAAAACTATTCGTCTTGATCAGTCTGGTTCTGGATATACTTCTGGATCAATTACTGTTCAGGGTGATGGTTATGCTACTGATGAAGAAATTTATTTAACAGGAAAAGCACTATCTTCTGGTGGCTCTGGATATACATCTGCAACCATTAGTATTTCTCCTCCATTCGATGGCGTTTCTACATGGTCTGCAAGTAGCACAGCTATTGTTAATCAGAAATTAACATATCAAAATAATGTATATCGTGTTGCAATTTCTGGTGTTACTGGATCTAGTGGACCAATACATCGTCATAATACTATTGCAAATGGAACATCGGCACTTGAGTATATTGGTACTACAGCAACAGCTGAGGCTGTTATTACTAATAGCACAGTTACTGTTGGTTCTTTCACTATCGGTAAAATATATACAATAGCCAGTATGGGTACTACTACTAGTACTCAATGGAATACTATTGCTGGAACCAGTGCAATAACTTATACTGTTGGTAGTGTATTTACCGCTGCTATTGCTGGTACTGGATTGGGAACTGGTACTGCTACATTTAAAACCATTACAGATTTAACATTGTATGGAATGATAAATAAAATTCAAGTTGTTGGTGGTGGTTCTGGATATACTTCTCCTCCTATTGTTAATTTTAGTGGCGGTAGTGGAACTGGCGCAGCAGCTGTTGCTGTTTTACAGAATGGGTCAATTATACGTGTTGGTGTAACAGATCCAGGATATGACTATACATCTGCACCAACTATTACCTTTGGTACAATTTGGACAGGATTGACTTCACTAACAAATATTGGTGATCAGATTTATTATTCAAATCGTTTATACACTGTGGCCAGTACTGGTTATACAGGTTCTGTTGCACCTATCCATGTTTCTGGAACTATAACAAACTCACCAGCTTTTGCGTTTTCTACTGCGTTGACTTTAAATAGTACAGTTTATGTTTCTGGTAGATTATATAAAGTAACTACTGCAGGAACCACTTCTGTTGGAACAACTCCAACACATACTACTGGAACTGTGACAAATGGAACTGCTGCATTATTATATCTTGGTGCACCCGCAACATTAACATATGCTGGAACACAGGCTACTGCAACAACTTCTCTTAAATATGGTGCTGGTTATTCTGCATATCCTGCTATTACGTTTTCATCTCTTTCTGGTACTGGTGCCGCAGCTAACTTTACTGGTGTAAAAACTGAGGCTAGTCTAATACCAATTTTTGCTGCAGATACTTCTGGGCAACAATGGCAAACAAGTACTGTATATACTGCAGGATTAAAACTCTGGTACAGCAATAGATTATATACAGTTACTGCAGGTGGTACTAGTGGAACTGTTGCACCATCTCATACATCTGGTACAATTTCAAATGGTACTACTACACTATATTTTGAAGGTTTGTTTGGAGAATTAGTTGGTGTTCAGGTAGATGATCCAGGTGTTGGATATACATACGCTAACTTAAATGTAACTGGTGATGGTTCTGGAGCATCTATCTCTGCTGATCTATCTCCAGGTGATGTAAATACTCTACAAGCAAATATTGAATTACTTACTGTGGATGGTAAAATTACAAATTGCCCAATTATTTCTGGTGGTTACGGATATGGCGCAGTAAATATAACTATAACTGGTGATGGGACTGGAGCAGCTGCTACAGCTGTTTTGAATAATGGTTCAATTGAGAAAATAACTATTACTAATCAAGGTTCTGGTTATCGTTGGGCGACAGTCACTATTACTGGTTCTGGATTTGGTGCCAGAGCAAGAGCAATCATTGGTCCATACGGTGGTTACGGAAAAGAAGCACTTAACAATTTATTTGCTAAAACGCTAATGTTCTATAGTAACATATCCCAAGATAGAAATCAGGGTTTTGATGTTAATAATGATTATCGTCAACTTGGTATCATTAAATCACCACGTCAATATGGGAATACTAATCCATTAGTTGCAGTTCTTGCGTCGGCATGTTGGGTTATTAGTGGAACTGCAAATACAACACTGTTCCCAGTAGATTCTACTATTACTGATGACGCAGCTAAGAGATTTAGGATTGTTACAAATACTGGCACATCATTACTAGTTCAATCGCTTGATAATGCTGCTATTGTTTCTGGAACTAATTTTTCAAACACTAATGGAGATTTATTCACTGCATCTACAGTCACTCCACCAACAATAGATAAATACTCAGGTGACTTATTGTTTATTGATAACAAGCAAGCATTCACCCCAACTGCAGACGAGACAGTTACCCTTAGAACAGTTATTAAGTTCTAATAAATAATAGAGATTACTTACAGGACATAGTTCACAATGTTAGACTTTAATACCGAACCATATAATGATGATTTTGACGAAAATAATAAATTTCACAGAATTTTATTTCGTCCAAGTTATGCTGTTCAAGCTAGAGAATTAACTCAACTTCAGTCTATCCTGCAGAATCAGATTAAGCGTCATGGAGATCATGTATTCAAACAGGGTGCTATGGTTATCCCTGGTCAGATCTCACTAGATACAAAACTTAGTTATGTAAAATTAGAAGTATTTAACTCTGCTGGTGATGTAACTGAAACTTTTATTGCTAATTTAGCTGGCAAGACTTTAGTTGGTGAGAGCGGATTAACTGCTCAAATTATTGCAATATCAAATGCAGATGGTTCAGATCCAACTACACTATTTGTTCGTTATACTTCTAGTGCTGACGATACTACAACAAAGGTATTTGCTGATGGTGAAATTCTAACTACATCAGATGATGCGTATACAGTAACTGCCTTAGCTTCTGACGCTACTGGTACTGGTTCAGCTGCAACTATCGAACGTGGTGTTTACTATGTTAATGGGTTCTTCGTTCTATGCGATACTCAAACTATTGTTCTAGACAAATATACAAATACACCTTCATATAGAGTTGGTTTAACTATTGATGAGCAGAAAGTTACACCAGAAGATACTGGGTATGAGTCACTTCTTGATAATGCACAAAACAGTTATAACTATGCTGCTCCAGGTGCACATCGTTACTATATCGATTTAATTCTTACTAAGTTAGCACCAGATTCTACTGATGACGTTGATTTCATTGAACTTCTTTCTGTAAATGAAGGACAGGTTAAACGTGAAGTTACTAAAACAGCTTATGCTGAAATTGAGAAAACCCTTGCTCGTCGTACATATGACGAGTCTGGTAACTATACTACAAAACCATTTAAGATTGATATTCGTGAACATAGAAATAACAATCGTGGAACTTGGGTCGCCAACAAAGCATATTTGATTGGTGATGTAGTTACATATGACACTAACATCTATGTTGCCAAGAATTCTTCAACTTCTGTAAATATTCCACCAACACATACTACTGGAACATCATATGATGGTGCTTCTTCAACTGGTATTAATTGGGAATATAATTTAAACCCATTCTACAATCGTGGTATCTATAGACCAGAGGATGGTGGAGATGAAGCCAACCTAGCAGTTGGTATGGAACCAGGTAAAGCATATGTTCAGGGTTATGAGATCGAAAAGATCGCAACTGAATATGTTACTGTTCCAAAGGCACGTGATTTTGTGCAAACTAGCAATACATATTTAACTGCTCCAATGGGCAACTTTGTATATATTGCAAATACAAATTCGTTGCCGCCATTTGATTCAACAAGTGGTATGCCAACAATTACCCTTTATAATAGATTCACTTCTTCTGTTGGTGTTGCTCCGAGTGGTGCAACTGCAGTTGGTACTGCACGTGTTCGTGGTATTGAATGGGATAGTGGCACACTTGGTTCTATAAGTGCTGTTTATAAACTTTACCTATTTGACGTAACAATGTCAAATGGATATGATTTCAATAGAGATGTAAAATCATTATACTATAGCCGTTCTGATACTAATTTAAACTTTACTGCTGATATAAATTCACTTGTTACTCAGTTGGTCGGTTCTGCAACAACTTATTCTTCATACCCAACTAAGGGTGCTTCAACTACTTTAATTGGTATTGGTTCAGCATGGCAGGGTGGAACTTCAGCTAGCCCAGCACTTAAGGTTGGTGATTATATTCGCATCGGTCCAAATACTTCTACGAATGTTCGTAGAGTTACAACTATTACAAATAATGGAACTATTGTAGTAGATTCCTCAGTCACTGCTGATGGCGATATTATTTACTTGATATCAACTAAAATCCAAGAACCACAAAACAATAAACTGATTTATCCGCTTCCAAATTACGCAATCAAATCTGTTCGTGATGCTACTTCAGCAAAACAGATTATCTATTATGGAATGCAGTATCTAAGTGGTACTTCAACGTCAATTTCTGGCGGTGCATGTACGCTAACTATCAACACAACTGCTGGTGTTTTTGCAGATTCTGCTGAAACTGATAACTATATCGTTGTATGGTATGATGCTACTTCTGGCGGTACAGTTGTTCTACCAAATTCTATTAGTGCTGGTGGTTCTTCATCTATTACGTTCACTCTACCATCTTCATACGCATCTTCTAACTTTATTGTCATGGCCACAATTAAGAAGATTGGTTCTGATGGCGGTGAGAAAACAAAGACACTACAAACTGTTACTCAAACATATACAACACAAGCTGCTACAACTAAAGCAATTCTATCTCTTGGTAAAGCAGACGTATTGAGAATCAAATCTATTTACATGGATACTGGTTCTTTTGCTTCACCATCTGGAACATACACTGTTGATATTTTTGATCGTTATGATTTTGATAATGGTCAACGAGATACTCACTATGATCTTGGTCGTTTGATTTTAAAGAGTTCATTTGCTCCTCCATCTGCACCAATCTCTGTAACTTTTGAATATTTCTCGCATTCATCTGGTGATTATTTTACAGTAAATTCATATCCATCAACTATTTCTCGTAAAGATATTCCACCGTACAATGGTGTTTCTCTACGTGACGTATTAGATTTTCGTCCACGTATTAGTGATGCTGGAACAACATTCTCTGGATCTGGTTCATCTTTTGCGATGACACCTAAACGTGGTCAGGATATTACTGTTTCATATTCTTACTACCTTTCTCGTAAAGATAAAATTGCAATTTCTCCAGATGGTTCATTCTTTGATGTTACTGGAGTTTCTTCATTAAGTCCATCAGAACCAGTTGATCCTGCTACTGGAATGGTTCTTTATAAACTTACTCTTGAGCCATATACTTTTGGAACTTCAAACGCCAACATCATTATCGATCAGGTAGATAATAAACGATATACAATGCGTGATATCGGTAAACTTGAAAAGCGTATTGATAATCTAGAGTACTATACTTCTCTAACATTATTAGAACAAGAAACTAAAGGTCTTACTATCACAGACACTACTGGTCTTGATAGATTTAAAAATGGTTTTATTGTTGATGCATTCACTGGTCATAATGTTGGTAATGTGTTATCTCCAGATTACCTATGTTCAGTTGATATGCAGAATGGTGAATTGCGTCCATTCTATGTAATGGACAATGTAAACCTTGTTGAGAGTTTGTCAAACGATGGAGATCGTACAACTGCTGGGTATAAAGTTTATGGTGATGTAATTACACTACCATTAAATTCTACCACACCACATGTACCATTGGTTACTCAACAATATGCTTCTCGTCTAGAGAATATTAACCCATTCGCTATCTTTACATTCCTTGGCGATATTCGTTTGAACCCATCTTCAGATGACTGGTTTGAAGTTGCCCGTGCTCCAGATATCGTTCGTAATGTGGAAGGTAACTTTAATACTATTGCTGCGCTTGCAACTCAAGCTGGAATTCTCGGAACTATCTGGAATGCATGGCAAGTTAATTGGATCGGTCAACCAGTTCCAACTGGTGGATCTTTAATTCAGTATACAACTGGTTCAAACTGGGCAAATGATCGTGCGCTTGGTGAAGGTGCTACTTACATTAACGTAGATGAATTTAATCAGCGTTTTGGTACTGCTGGCGCTGGCGGTCCAGCACGTCAGGTTTATGTTTCAACTAGCGCACAAACTGGAACTAGATCTAGAACTGGTGTTAAATCAACTCTTGCAGTTCAAATGGAACGTCAGGTTGTTGATGATAAAGTTATCTCAACAGCGTTAATTCCTTATATCCGTAGTCGTAATATTCTGGTTCAGGTTAAGAAACTAAAACCAAATACTACTTTCTATCCATATTTTGATAACACTAGCGTATCAGATTACTGCACACCATCTTCATACTTCACATATACTCTACCTTCTGCGACTTCAACAGATTTTGAAACTGCAAAGAACTCTGGTAGTTTAGCAAATTCAACTGCTCGTATTATCAATAACATCTCTGGTGTATTAACCGCAGACGATGCTGGCAATATGTGTTTGAATGTTGGTGATGTAATTACTGGTGCTTCTTCAGCTGCAACTGGTGTTGTAGTTGGTAAAGAGTATGATATGGAAAGTGGAGTTAGAAAACTCCATGTAATGAATATCAAGGGTACATTCACTCTTAATGAACAAATCTCTGGTTCAATCTCTGGTGCTGTTGGAACATTAACTGCCAAAGAAAATAACAAGTCTCAGGGTGCTGCTCTTGTAACTAATTCTATTGGTGATCTAAACTTTATCTATCATATTCCAAATACCAGTTCTATTAACTTTAGAACTGGTACTCGTGAATTTAAACTACTTGACGTAAGCACTGTTACTGGTCAACAGTCATCTTCTGCTAAGACTCAATATGAAGCAACTGGTATTCTAGAGACAAAGCAACAGACTGTTCTTTCTATTCGTAATGCTCATATTATTCAAGAGATCGTTGCTGAGAATGATACTGTTTCTCGTACTATTGAGCGTGTTGCACGTGATACTGGTTGGTATGATCCACTTGCTCAAACATTCTTGGTTCAAAATCCAGGTGGTGCTTTCTTAAGTAAAGTTGATATTTTCTTTGCAACTAGAGATAGTCAACTTCCTGTAACATTACAAATTCGTGATGTTGTAAATGGATATCCAGGTAAGCGTGTTCTACCTTTCTCAGAAGTTACATTGAACCCATCTCAGGTTAATATCTCTTCAACTACTGTTGCGATGACTGATGGTTCTGGATCTAACTATCCAAAGTATGATACACCAACTACTTTCACTTTCCCATCTCCTGTTTATGTTCAGGATGGTGAAGAGTATTGTATCGTTCTAGCATCTGACTCAAACAACTACAAAGTTTGGATTAGTCAGATGGGTGATATTATCCCAGCTTCTTCAAGAACTATTTCTGAACAACCATATGCTGGTGTTCTCTTTAAGTCACAGAATGCATCAACTTGGACAGCAAACCAAGATCAAGATTTAAAGTTTACGGTTTATCGTGCAAACTTTGACACGCTAGTAACTGGTAGCGTTGTATTTACAAATGACGTATTACCTACTCCAGTTATTGACACAGATCCTTTTGAAACTGTATCTGGAACTAACAAAATTCGTGTGTGGCATCGTGACCATGGTTTATTTACAGGTTCTAAAGTTCAATTTGATAATACTGATACCACAGTTTACGCTGGTGAAGCATCTTCTGGTGGTACTATTACTACTTCAACTTCTAGCACTACAGTTACTGGTACTGGAACATTGTTTATAACTGACTTTACTGCTTCTGGTGCTGCTTTATTCCGAGCATCTGATGGTAAGTGTATCGGTATCGTTGACCATGTAACAAATGATACTACATTGGTATTGAAAGCCAATGCCTCAGTTACAATCGGTACTGGAGTTGCTTATAAGTATGCACTTCCAATCAATGGAATTCCTGTTACTGAAATTTATCATGATACTCTTGGTGCTGCTATTACTCAAACTATTAGTGATGTTGATCTAGATTCATACTGTATTACTGTTACTACAAGCGCATCAACTACTGGTTATACTGGTGGAGATATGGTTCGTGCTGGTTATAACGTAATCTATGACGTAGTTCAACCAAGTATTCAATACCAAAACTTCCCAGATACTAATTGTGATTTTACATTCAAAGGAACTTCTGGTAAGTCTGTTGATGGTAGCGAAAGTCCGTATGTTCTTGGAACTTATTCTGGAGTTACACCGAATGATAGTAACTATCTAAATGCTCCTGGAGTTATTGCTTCCACAATCAATCAGTCTACTTTTGTTGGCTCTAAGACTGCTTTCTTGCAAGCAACTATCTCGTCATCAAATAGTTCTGTTACACCAATTATTGATACTCATAGAACATCGCTAATTACTGTTTCTAATAAGCTGAATAATCCATCTCAAGATAATGTCAATGTGGCTAATCTTGATGATAGAACTCTCTTCACTGGTGCAACTGGTGCATATAGTTTTGCAAATGCTGGATCTGCATGGACAGCAAATACTGCTAAAGTTGTTGGTGATCAAGTAAACTATGCTGGTAATTTATATACTGTAACTCAGGCTGGCACAACTGGAAATGTAGCACCAACTCATACTGTAGGTAGTGTTTCAAATACACCATTAAATAGTACATTATCTGGAGTTATAATTACTGGAACTGCAGGACAATTTAGCTGTACATCAACTTCTTTATCTCTGGGGCAACCAATAACTATTACTGGAAGCTATGGTGGTACTGGTTCTATTACTAGCTACGCAACTGGTACTACATATTATATTATTACAACAAATGGTACAACTACCTTTACATTATCTGCGAGTTTAGGTGGTTCCGCAATTACTACAACTGCAGGAACTCCAACTGGTTTAACGTACACAACTACTGGCGGAACATTAGTATTAACATACGCTGGTAACTCTTCAACTATTACTTCTACCAATGCTGCAGTTTGTGCCCTAATACAAACTGTCTCTGTTGGTAAATACGTAACAATATCAAGTGCAACTACTGCTGGAAACAATGGTACTTACCTAGTTACTAAAGTAGCTGGTGATGGTTCTACAACTGGAACTATTACTATCCTTAAGACTAGTACTACTACTGCCGAAGCAGCAGTAAGTGGAACCACAGTTAAACTAAGAACTTTATTCGTAGATGAAATTGCTCCAAAGGGTAGTACATCGGTTAATAAATATATCTCGAAAGCGATTAAATTAGAAAACCCATCTAGTTTCTTTAGAGTAAGATTATCAACTAACTGCCCAAGCGATTCAAACGTATTGGTATATTACAAGACTAATCCAGTTGGATCTACTCAAGACTTAGAATTGGTTAACTGGACATTGAGTTCTCCAGATTATCCTATTAAGAAAGTTCAGAACGGTAATGGAACATTCTATGATGTGGATTACTCTGAAGAGAATCTAGTCCCGTTTGATTCTATCGCTGTTAAGATCGTAATGCAGTCTACTAATAGTTCTGCACCTCCAAGAATCAAAGATTTGAGAATTATTGCCTGCGCATAATATGTATATAAAAGTTGAAGGAAATTCGGGATTAGTTAGGGATGTTGACACTATGGCAATCCTAAATACTAATAGAGCAGACTATGATAATTATATTCGTAAAAAAGAATCCCTAATGTCCGATAAAGATCAAATAGCTAATCAGGCAATAGAAATAAATAACCTAAAACAAGATTTGAGCGAAATCAAACACATGCTATCAGCATTATTGCAAGCCAGCACAAAAGGATAAGTAGAAAATGTCAACATTAACCTTAAGAGCGACTAAAGGTTCACCTCTTACCAATACTGAAGTCGATAATAACTTTAGTAACCTAAACACAGATAAACTGGAAGCCACCTATGCTGGTGCTATGAACAGTTTAACTGGCGGTACTTCTATTGTTACTCTTGGCACTATTGGTACTGGTGTTTGGAATGGTACTATTATTACTGGTCAATATGGTGGCACTGGCGTAGCAAATACTGGTAAAACTATTACACTTGGTGGTAACCTAACTACCTCTGGCGCATTTACTACTACGCTTACTGTATCTGCAAATACTAGCGTAACACTACCAACAACTGGTACTCTTGCCACTCTTACTGGCACAGAATCTCTAACAAATAAGAAACTTGGTAGTTTAACTACTAATGGTCTTGTTACTACTTCTGGTGCAGATGGTACTCTTAGTGTTACAACTCTTGGTACTGGCGTAGCAACATTCTTATCTACTCCATCATCAGCAAACCTTATTTCTGTTGTTACTGATGAGACTGGTACTGGTTCTCTAGTATTCGCAACTAGCCCAACTCTAACTACTCCTACTATCGGTGTTGCAACTGCTACTAGTGTTAACAAAGTTGCTATTACTGCTCCAGCTACGTCAGCTACTTTGACTATTGCTGATGGAACTACAATATCTACTGCTGGTAATTTTAGCACTAGTGGTGCGTTTGCTCTAACATTAACTACTACTGCAGGAACTAACGTAACCTTACCTATAAGTGGTACTCTGGTAAATACCGCAGTAACTACCCTAAGTAGTCTAGTATCTATTGGTACTATTACTACTGGTGTTTGGTCAGCTACTGCGATTGGACCAACAAAGGGTGGTACTGGTTTAACTACTTACGCTACTGGGGATATGATTTATGCTTCCGCAGCAAACACCCTAAGTAAATTAACAGTAGGTACAGATGGACAAGTTTTAACGCTGGCAAGTGGAGTGCCTACATGGTCAACTTCTACAGCAGCATCAACTGGCAAGGCTATTGCCATGGCAATAGTTTTCGGCGCATAATTTAAAGAGGAAATAAAATGGCAAATCCAAATATCGTATCAGTAGCTACTATCAATGGTGCTACTACATATCAAGCATTGACAAACACAAACGATAATGCTTTAATTACTAATGCTGCATCTAGCAGTACTATTATTAAAGTTAACAATATTTTTGTATCAAACGTAAATGGTGTTTCAGCTGCGACTGTATCACTATCATTCCGCTCTGCTGCAAATACTGTTACTAGTGGTACACTTTCAACTGCGGCTAGTGGTACTGCATATCGTATGGTATATCAAGTTTCTGTTCCAGCTAACTCAACTCTAATGTTGTTGGATAAAGCTGGTTCAATCTACTTGACAGAAAATACTTCATTATCAATTCAGGCTGGTACAGCAAGTTATCTAGAGGTTGTTGCTTCATACGAAACAATTTCTTAATTTTAGTTTTTGAATAAGACGGGACACCATGTCTAAGAGATACCCAGGAAATTTTATTACTGGAAACCCAGTAGCACTATCACAAACATCAAATAATGGTGTATGGGATTTAAAAGATAATTATGCTGCAACGAATGCGGGCACATGGCAGGAAAATGATGGTATCTATGAGATTCCAAATTCTCTAAGATTTAGATCTGCAACAACTCCATATCTTCAAAGAACTCCAACAGTTGCTGGTAATCAGAGAACATTTACAATATCCTATTGGCTTAAAAAGGGTAGTGCTGACACAGATAGACAAGTTGTTAGTTTTGGTAATACACTATCATTCTTAATTTACCATGGCGGCAGTAATACTCAAGAATTTGCAATGGGTTCTCAATCCCTTGGTGTTTCAAATCCATGGTACTTGTCATCTGTAGCAAAATTCCGAGACGTTGGCGGTTGGTATCACTTTGTAGTAGCAATAGACACAACACAAACTACTCCATCAAACAGAGCACTTGCATGGGTTAATGGGGTTCAAATAACTGCATGGAGAGACAACGCACCTCCATCGCAAAACTATGATACTGGTGCTAGTTCAGCAACTAGCCACTCAATTGGTCGTAGAGAAGATAATGGTTACGGTTTGTTGGATGGTTACCTAGCTGAATTTAATTGGGTAGATGGTCAAGCACTAGATCCGTCATACTTTGGTTATACAGATTCTACTACTGGTATCTGGCAACCAAAACGATATACTGGTGGTTATGGTACAAATGGTTGCTACTTACCATTTAATCAGTACACTTCTCAAAGAATGCTTGGTAAGAATTATAACTCAAGCAATCTAATTACGTACTCAGAACAATTTGATAATGCTGCATGGTTAAAACCAGCATCAGCAGTAGCCACAGTCGTTACTGCAAATGCTACAACCGCTCCTGATGGAAGTACTACTGCAGATTTATTAACTTTTGCTGGTGCCACAACTCACCCATGTTATCAAGAATATACTGTACCAACTTTTGTAGTAGGTGATACGTATACTGCAAGTGCTTACTTAAAGACTTCAGTTGCAGGTACATATAATTTGCAGCTAGTTTATTTCTATACTAGTGGTGGTAATCAAGATGGTTATACTCAGGTAGTATTTGATTCAAATGGTAATTTAACTTCTGCTACGCCACTTTACGGTTCTTATGCAGCATCTAAAGTACAATACGTTGGTAATGGATGGTATCGTGTTTCTGTAACTAATCAATGGTTAAATCAGGGTGGGGCATTCTCTGGAACAGTTATTCGTATGTCGATCGGACAAGGTTCTGGTGCATCTTCAATCTACGCATGGGGTGCACAATTAAACCTTGGTAATACTGCTGATACATATAAACAAACAGTTGCATCTGTTATTAATAATAGCTGGAATCCAAATGGTGGTCTAGTTGTAAGCACCAGTTTAGTTGCGAATACAGGTAATATCAATCACAGTAGATATCTAAGATATACTGATGCTACTTTACCAACTACCAGTGGTACAATTTATAGCGTATTTAGTGGTTATGGTACAGGCGGTGAAGGTAAGAACAGCGTTGAAATACGATATACACCTCCAACTGCAATTGCATATAATACTCTTGAAATTAAGTGGGGTGATAGTAATAATAACAATAGTGCAGGTGCTCCGCTATTTGTAAATGGCACACAAGTTGCAACTGTTAATGGTGGTCAGGGTGGTGGTAAAACGCAGATATATCAGGCTACAAGCGGTACACTTACATCATGTGGTGTGGGTGGTGGTATTAGTGGTCAGTATGGTGCACACATAGATTATATTAAAATCAATGGTGTGTTTTTGGCAGATGCTAACCTTAATGATATATCATTGGATTCACCTACTAATGTATTTACATCAGCAACTGATATCGGTGGGGTATTTTCTGGTAACTATTGTACGCTAAATTCATTATGGAAACGTAATGTATCATCTTATGCTACAATTACTCATGGGGGATCTCAAGCATCTGGTACTGGTGAGTATTCAGGATCAATGGTTGTTACTAGTGGAAAGTGGTATTGGGAAGCATATCAGTATGGAGCAGCTGGTGCTCAAGGCGATTATATTGGTTTTTCTAATTATTTCACACCAGATGTTGGTAGCAATCTTAGATTATATGGATCTAATGGACAGTGGTATAATGGTTCATGGCAAACAGCTACATGGCCAACCTATACTGATGGAGATCTTATTGGTGTTGCTGTAGATGTTGATGCTGGTACTTCAACTTTCTATAAGAATGGTGTATCTGCTGGTTCAATTACATTTGCTGCAGGTAATCCAGTAATGCCATTCGGAAATATTGCAACTGGTTCTACTTATACAAATTATAATTTTGGACAACGTCAATTCCAATATACTCCACCAACTGGATATAAATCTTTAAATACTACAAACCTACAAGCACTTGGTTCAGCTTATGTTGCTACTGCTGGTATAAATCCAAGCAAATGGTTTGATACTATTGTTTATACTGGTAATAGTGCTAATACGGGAAATAAAATTAGCACATTAAATTTTGCACCAGATTTTCTTTGGATTAAGAACAGAGGTGCCGCAATAACTCATAGCATATATGATACACGTCGTGGTGCTGGTAGACGTTTAAGTATAGCAGACAATACTGTAGAAAATAATTATGAATCGCAGATGACTTCATTTAATAGTGATGGTTTTACTGTTGCAACTACTAATAATGAAGTTAACGAAGCTGGTAAATCTTATGTTGCATGGAATTGGAAAGAATCAGTTGTATCTGGTTTAAATATTATTACATATACAGGTACTGGCTCAACAACTTCTATCTCACATAATCTTGGTGTAGTTCCAAGCATGGTTATTGTTAAGGTTAGAACTGGTGGTGCAAATGACTGGTATTTTAAGCATAAGAGTCTTGCAAGTGGATATAATCTTGTAATGGATTCAGTTTCCTCACCAGTTCAACCAACATCTAATGGATATATTGGAGATTTGTCTTCTTCTAGTACTATTAGTCTTGTATCTGGATCAAGTACTTCACAAAACGTAAATGCTTCTGGGTGGACTTATGTTGCATATGTATTCGCTGAAGTTCCAGGATTTAGTAAGTTTGGTTTTTATACTGCGAATAATGCTGCTGATGGACCATTTGTTTACCTAGGATTTAAACCAAAATATATTATGGTTAGATCAATAGCTAGTAGTGTGAATAGAGATTGGTTAGTTTGGGATTCTACTAGAACTCCATATAATAACTACAACACATCAGACCCACATGCTGGAGCGCAAGCGTTTATTACTGGCACATCATATACTGGAACACCAGGTTATAGTGATGCGATTGATTATCTAAGCAATGGATTTAAGTTTAGAAATGCTGCTTCTCCAAATTATAATGCATCTAGTGAAACATATATTTACGCTGCTTTTGCCGAGTCACCATTTGCCCTAAATAATAGAGCAATATAAAGAGAAAAGAAATGACAACTTACTACTTAAATGGAACAGCACTTCATGAAGATGCTGACTTTACAATTAATGGAATGTCTTATCCATACTCATGGTTAGAAGGTACTTCGCCATCAGTTCGTGCATCACTGGGTATTGAGAAAACTGGCGATATCAATTTTGATACTGCATATTACTGGGCTGTAGGAAATCCAAAAGATCTTGAAGATACACAAGATACAAAGGGTTTAAAAACTACTTGTACTGCTACTATTAAATCGCTTACAAATACTCTATTGAAGTCAACAGATTACTACATCCTACGTCATGAAGTTGAACAAGCAGAAATTCCAGAAACAGTTGTAACATATCGTGCAGCTGTTATTGAGGAATCAGAAAGAGTAGTAACAGCTATCGCTGATGTAACTACAGTTGAAGGATTGGTTACCGTAATGGGATCAATCGTTTGGCCAGAAGCTAAATAATATAGAATATACTTTAGGGCAAACACATGACTCGTCGTAATACTGGTGGATTTATATCTGCCACTGAACAAGCTACTGACGCTAATACAGCGAATGGTATCTTTACGCTATCCGATGCTGCCGCTGCAACAAAGGCTGGCGTATTTCCAACTGGTCGTTGGACACCTCAAGCATCTGCTAGATTTAGAAGTAGTGCATCTGCTTATCTAAGTAGAACACCATCTGTAGCTGGGAATCGCCAAAAGTTTACTGTAAGCATGTGGCTTAAACTTGGTGCAACTGGCACAAGTTCTCGTGGTGGATTATTTGGTTCTGGAAACTGCGCAACTGGCGGTGGTTCGGGTATGGGTGTTCATATTCGTGGTACTAGTGAAGGTAGTAATATTCAATTGTTCCTTGGTGGTGGAACAACAATGTTATTAGCTTCTACTCAATATTTCCGAGATCCAAGCGCATGGTACCATTTTGTTATTGCATGGGACACAACCCAAGCAATTGCATCTAATCGTGTGCGTGTTTACGTTAATAATTTAGAAATATCCTCATGGCCTTCTAATACACAAATTTCTCAAAATTATTCTTTGGATTGGAATAATTCAGGCTCCGCAATGTATATCGGTGCATACAATGATGGTACGCCAATTTCCACATTTTTTGATGGATACATGACTGAAATCAATCATATTGATGGTCAACAATTAACTCCAGCATCTTTTGGTACTACTGATCCAGAGACTGGTACATGGATTCCTAAAATTTATTCTGGTACTTACGGTACTAATGGTTTTTATCTACCATTTAATCAAGCTAGTTCTCTTGGATCAGATCGTTCTGGTAACGGTAATAATTTAACTCCAAATAATTTCACTACATCTGGTGGTGGTTCTGTAGCTAATGTTGTTACATTCCCAGTCGTAGGAACTACATCTTGGACTGCTCCAGCAAACGTAACTTCTGTTAACTACCTAGTAGTTGCTGGTGGTGGTGGTGGTTATATCGGTGGTGGTGGTGCTGGTGGTATGCTTACTGGTTCGCTATCTGTGACACCTGGAACTGCATATACAGTAACTGTTGGTAATGGTGGTGCTACAAATACCAATGGTACCAATTCAGTATTCAGTTCGATCACAGCAACTGGTGGTGGTGGTGGAGCAGTTGGAGGTGCAGCTAATACTGGTGGTTCTGGTGGCGGTGGTTCGTATAGCAATGGTGCTGGTGCTGCTGGTACAGGTGGTCAAGGTAATGCTGGTGGTACTGGCAGTTCAGTCAGTGGTGGCGGTGGTGGTGGTGCTGGCGCAACTGGCGGCAATGGCTCTGGAACAACTGGTGGTGCTGGTGGCGTTGGATTAGCTTCATCTATATCAGGCGTTTCAACTTATTACGCTGGTGGTGGTGGTGGTTCTTGCGGTAGTGGAACTGTGTCGGGTGGTAATGGTGGCGGTGGTTCTGGATCACAAAATAACGCAGCCATTGGCGCTGGAACAGCTAATACTGGTGGCGGTGGTGGTGGTAATCAAGCAGTAACTTCACCAAGTGGTGGTACTGGTGTTGTTATTCTTTCGTACACTTATGCTAATACCATATCAACTTATGATTCAATGGTTGATGTTCCAGGTATTCCAGCAGTAACATCTCAACAAGATGTTGGTGGTGTTCAACGTGGTAACTATGCCACACTAAATTCAGTCATTCCAGTTTATTCATCTGCAACTACTTTTTCTAATGGAAATCTAGGATTTACTGTTACTTCTAATGGTGGTGTTACAGATTCTGCGTTTTCATCTATTGCAGTTTCATCTGGAAAATGGTATGCAGAATGCACAGTGACGGCAACTCCATCAGCTGGTACTGCTTGGATTGGTGTATGCTCTAATGTCCCAGCTACAGCTAGAGGATTAAATGGTGCTGGTGTTCGTTCTAATGGCTATTCATATAAACAATCAACTGGTAATAAATGTGGTGCTGATAATACTGGCACTGCTTATGGCGCAACATATACAACTGGTGATATAATCGGTATAGCATTAGATTTAGATAACAGAACTATTACATTCTATAAGAATGGAATTTCTCAAGGAGTTGCTTATACAAGCATAACTTCTACTGATGGGAACTTTGTATTTGGTGTTGATTCAGATCCAACTGCAACATTCAATTGGAATTTTGGTCAGCGTCCATTCTCCTTTACTCCACCAATAGGTTTTAAATCAATCTGTACAACAAACTTACCAAACCCGATTATCAAACGATCAAACGATCACTTTGATATTAAAACATACACTGGCAATGGTAATCAGTTAATGGTTGGTAATACACCTAAACAGTTGGCTTCTGCTGCAATTGGTAAGTCGTTAAGATTCAAGTCAGCAGCTAAAACTTATTTGAATAGATTTATTCCTGGTGGTGCAAAGTTCAATGGTAGTAACCAATACTTGTCATTGTCTACTCAAACTGCATTTGACTTCGGTACTGGTGACGCTACAGTTGAGTTCTTCTTTAACTCTCCAGGTACTTCTAATAATTATCCTGGTATTGTTAGTGGTGCAAACTATAACCTTGCTGGTTCTGCTAGTATTCGATTTGATGTTACTGGACAAAAAGGTAAAGTATACATGTATCTTAATGGTAGTGGTGCAGACCCTATTATTACAAGTACAACAACAATTGCGTACAACACATGGCACCATGTTGCCATCACTCGTACAGGAACATCTTTAAAATTGTATCTAGATGGAGTATTGGATACCACAGTAACAATTAGTGCTGGACAAGGTTTCAATCTAGGTTATGGTGGTTTGTATATTGGTCGTGGCTTTGACGTTGATACCTCAAATGCATACTACAATGGATATATCTCCAATGTCAGATTAGTTAAAGGTGTTGTAGTTTATACTGGTAATTTTACTGTACCAACTACTGCTCTAACAGCCACACAAAGTTCTGGTACTAACATTAGTGCAATTACTGGCGTACAAACTAGCTTATTATTAATGGCACAAAATAGTTTAGCAAATAATTTGCAAAATAACTACGCTCAAGATACTAGCACTAATGGATTTACTGTAACCAACAATAACACAGTACTGGTATCATCATCACCAAAACTTCCTGTACTGGGTTCAGCACTTGGAAGCACAACAACTTGGACTTGGAGTGGTTGGGTAAAACGTACTACTGTTGGAACTTCACAAAGAATTCTTAGTTACGCAGATGCAGCTGGATGGGATAGTGCTCTACTCTTTGATAGTTCTAATAAATTGCGTTTCTATGAAACTCAAAATAGTTCTTTTATTTGGGATGTTAAAACTAATGCTGCATACTCAGAAACAACTCAATGGTATCACATAGCTTGTGTACTTGATACAACTAATGCTGTTGCATCTCAACGAGTTAAACTATATGTTAATGGTGTTCAAATAACATCTCTAGCAACTGCTACATATCCAGCTCAAAATACAACTGGTAATTATAATAATGCAACTTATAACAACTTGGTTATTGGTGGCTATTACCCAGATCGTTCATCAGATGCACTTGATGGATACTTAGCTGAAGTCAACTTTATTGATGGTCAAGCCCTAACTCCATCATCTTTTGGAACTTTTGACGCTAACAATAACTGGGCTCCTAAAACATATACTGGTACATATGGTGTAGGTGGTTTCCGATTAGACTTTAGTGATGCTGATGCGGGTATGACAAACCCGTCATGGGCTGTACCAAACGCAGGCATGGGTAAAGATGTTAGCGGAAATGGAAACTATTTCCAAGCTGTTGGTTTCGGTCATTGGGGTGCCACAGTTCAATCGTTTACAAGTGTTGGTACAACATCATGGACTGCTCCAGCTGGAGTTACTAGCGTTAATTACCTAGTAGTTGCTGGTGGTGGTTCTGGCGGTGGACAAGGTCCATCTGGCGGTGGCGGTGCTGGCGGTGTTGTTACTGGAACACTTGCAGTAACTCCAGGAAATTCTTATACTGTTACTGTAGGTGCTGGCGGTATTAGTACTGGTGGTTCAGTTGATGGCAATGGTCGTCCAGGTAATAACTCTGTTTTCTCAACTGTTACTGCAATTGGCGGTGGCGGTGGTATTGCATATAGTACAGATAGCGGCACATGGGCATCATCTGGTGTTGGAAATGGTGGTTCTGGCGGTGGCGGTGGTACTGGCGGTCTTGGTACTCCTGGACAAGGAAATAATGGCGGTGCTGGTAGAAATGGATCTGGTGGGTTAAACTCTGGAGATGGTTACAATAGTGGTGCTGGCGGTGGTGCGGGTATGGCTGCTGTTGCAGTTGCTCCAAACTCTGGTGCTCCTGGTGGTGCTGGTAGATTAGTTTCTATTACTGGTTCAGATGTTTACTACGGTGGTGGTGGTGGCGGTGGTATGGATTCCGCACGTGTTGGTGGTGGTACTTCTGGTGGTATCGGTGGTGGCGGTGGAGCAAACCAAGGTAGTAATGGATCTGCTGGTACAGCAAATACTGGTGGCGGTGGCGGTGGCGGATGTAATAGAAGTGGTGCTGGTGGTGCTGGTTACTCTGGCGGTGATGGTGGATCTGGTATCGTTGTTCTTGCATACAGTGCAACTGGTGCTAGAAGAACTAAAAGCTATGATCCAGTGTATGATGCTCCAGTTGATACTACAGATTCTAGTGGTAACATTATTGGTAACTACGCAACTTGGCGCAGTGTTTCAAACGTATCAGAAGGTAATTTAACATTATTCGGTACTGGTGCTAGCGCAGCTGCGAATTTAGCATCAACCACTGGTAAATGGTATGCAGAATTTACTTGCATATATGGTACTGTGGGAGATACCAATACATTCTATATCAATGGTGGTAATGTTGCACTATATGGAACTTCTGGTAATGCTTATTACAATGGTGGTTGGAACTCATATGGATCTAGTTACACTACTGGAGATATAATTGGATGTGCCGTAGATATGGATGCGGGATCTGTTACATTCTATAAAAACAATGTGGCGCAACCAACATTAACAATAGCTGGTACTGCAAATGGTGCTTTGACCTTTGCGTCGGGGAATTCTGGAGCGAATTCAAACTCTGGTTATTATGCTAACTTTGGTCAACAAGGATTTACTTATACTCCACCTACTGGATTTAAAGCACTGAATACAAAGAATCTAAAAGATGTTGGTTCGTATAACCTACCAGATTCATTCGGTAACTTTGTAAATACTCCAGACTTGGTTTGGACTAAATCACGTAGTGCTGTTGATAACCATTATGCACATGATACTGTTAGAGGTGCAGGTAATCGTCAGTGCCCTAACCTAGCAATAGGTGACGCAGTTGAAACTAAAGTAATTGGATTCCTTCCAAATGGGTTTCTTCATGGTCCAGATGTTGGTGGAAATACCTCTGGCGCAACTTATGTTGCTTGGATGTGGAATCGTGGTAAAGTACCAGGATTTGATATTGTAACTTATACTGGTAATGGTCTAGCTCAAACCATCCCACATAACCTAGGACAAACTCCAGCATTCATGGCTGTTAAGAATATTACTAACAGTACAAATAGTAACTGGATGGTTTATCATAAGAACTTAGGTGCTACATACGCTGGAAACTTTAATGGTGCAACTGCCTTTGGTACAAGTACTGGTTACTGGAATGATACTGCACCTGGTCCAACAAACTTTACAGTTGGTAATAATGCCAACGTAAGTACTACAAGTATATCTTATGTTGCTTATCTGTGGGCAGAAGTTCCAGGATTTAGTAAGATGGGTGAGTGGACAGGTAATGTTTCTGCTGATGGTCCATTCGTTTACTGTGGATTTAGACCAAAATATATCTTGCTTAAACAAGCACTAGGCTCAGGAAACTGGGATATTTTAGATACTGCAAGAAATCCAATAAATCCAACAACTCAAAGATTATTAGGTGAGTCAACCGCAGCTGAGTTTGCAAATCTATCTTCAATGATTGACTTTACTGCAAATGGATTTAAAGTAAGAAATACTGATACTAGCTATAATTCTTCTGGTGTTAGATATCTTTTCGTTGCTTATGCTGAGGCTCCTTTCAAGTACGCCAACGCACGATAAATAATAGAATTCTTTAAGAGGAAATAACAATGTTCGCTTTAGTAAAAAATGATAACAGCATTAAACTGTTTGCCCCATACACAATCTGGGAAGATAAGAATGGGACTCAACATAGTCCAGATTCTTTACTTACCCTAACTGCATCTCAGAAACAAGATCTAGGTATCTATGATGTAGCTTATGGTAGTCGTTTAGATGATCGTTTCTATACGATCACTGAAAATGCTCCAACCTTTGATCAAGCACTAAAAGTTGTTAAGGTAACTTACACTTCAGTAGCAAAAGATCTAGAAAATTCTGAGCTAAAGAAAGAGTGGATTGCCAATGTCAAACAAATGGCAAACAATACTCTCGCTCAAACTGATTGGATGTTAGTTCGTAAGATTGAACGTAGTGTAAATGTACCAGCTAAAACAGTAACATATCGTGCTGCTGTTATTGCTGAGGCTACTCGTTTAACTGCAGGCATTACTGCTGCCACAGAAATTACTGAACTTATCTCATTAGTTACTTCGATGTCTTGGCCATCTGCAGAGTAAAGGTTCTTCTCGTATAGCCTAATACCCCACCGAGAGTGGGGTATTTATTTTGCAGTGATGAAAACGATAAATAAAGAGTAGAATGGGAGAATTCTGTGGCATCGATAGCAAATTTATACATAGACCAAGGTTCGACTTACAGTAATGTTATAACTGTAGCGTCAAGCACAGGCGCAGCTTTAAATTTAACTGGATATACCGTTGCTTCTCAGATAAGAAAGTCTTATGGTTCTTCCACTTATTATACATTTACTGCAAGTGTTTATGACGCTGCAACAGGTAAGGTTAGATTACAACTAACATCGACACAAACTTCTGCGATTCCAGCTGGTAGATATCTTTATGATATAGAAATCACAAATACATCTACAACTGCAAAAACAAGAATCTTGGAAGGTATTGTTATAGTAACCCCAGAAATAACGCAGATTTAACCATGGCAGATATAATTGCAGTTGTAGATGATCCAACCCAATCAATAATCACTGCCACCACAAGTACTGGTGGTACGACTATTATAACAAATAGTAATTTGACAAATGTAGATAGTATAAGTGTAAGTTCTCTTTCAGCGATTGGTAATGTAGATACAACAACGCTTAATAATGGGGCGATATTAATATACAAAACAACCACAAATAAGTGGACATCCACCACCACCCTCGATGGTCAAAACATGGAAGGTGGAGAATTTTAATCGGAGAATAAAAAATGGCATCAATAATTAGAATAAAGCGTTCTTCCACAGCAGGTAATCCTAGTACTCTTGCAGCTGGTGAATTAGCCTACTCAGCATATGCAGGAGCAGGTGGTAATCGTTTATACGTTGGTATAGGCGCAGAGACTTCAGGTAATGCTGCAAATCACTATGTGATCGGTGGTACTTACTATACTGGTTTAATAGACGCATCAACTGCGGGTACATTAAATACTGCAGCATCGTCAATCCCAGTTCTTTCCGCAACTGGTACAATTGACAAGTGGTTAGTTGGTAATTTACAGTTAACTAGTAATACACTAAGCACTACTGATACAAATGGTAACTTAGTACTTAATCCAAATGGCACTGGCATGGTGCAAATTGCTGGTACTTGGACACTACCAAGATCAGCTGGCACTAATGGATATATCC